TATGGATCAGAAGTCTTTTTAGAGTCAACAAGACCCCAGGTACTGTTAAGAAACTGTCCTATACCAAAAGCAGTAGACTTAGGGTTTTGAGCAATAGGATTCCATTTACTTTCTCTGTCTACCAGTTTAAAATAACAACTTAATTCTTTTGCTGGAATACTTTCTTTTAAATAATGTTGGTAAGACTTTATTGCCAATTCAGATTTAGGATCATTAAATTGTGCCCTAGAACGACTAGCAACAACTGAGTTAGATTCTCTTGCAGTAATTACCCCCTTTAAAGGACTATAGGTGGCTTGTCCTTTTGAGACAGCCACCAAAGGTTCGGCGGTATATAAGGGAGTCTGTCTATCTACATAATTAATATAAGTACCAATAAAAATAAAAGCCAATAGTGCTGAATATACTTTCTTCATAAGTTACCTCCTTGAAGAAGTTTTTCTACTATTCTAGTATAACCCATAGATTTAAAAAAATCAAGGATTTTTATTATTTATTTAAAATGTGATATAAGTCATGTATGTATATATGTATATATATGGATAGTATTTAATATATTTTATATTATTTAATATATTATATTTAATCTATTCCCTCCCTATCCACCCATCTAGTTTATAATTGATTTTTATATTTGTCAATAGTATTTTTAATAATTCTTTCAGCATTGGTTCCTGGAGAGAACGTTGAATCGCAAGTCTTGCAATCGAAATATACCTCATCTGATTGTTTAACTTTTAATATTATTACATGATTCATAATGTCCTCGTTAAAAGGACAGTTTATTGGATTGGCCTTGCCTTCACTTGCTAGTTTTGTGTAAAAGTGAACTTCTTGAATAGTTAACATCTTGACCCTTCTTTAAAACTCTAGTACAATGATATCATTACTCTTAAAAAAAATCAAAGGAAGTGTTTTATTCATGCCGTCATTTATTGACCAAAACGGATCCATCTCAGATCCATACAAAAATTTTATTCATATTTCAAGATATGCAAGATGGATAACAGATAAAAATCGTAGAGAGACTTGGTTAGAAACGGTAGAAAGATATGTTAATTTTATGAAAGATCATATGATAGTTAATTACAACTATTCATCTGACGATAAAATATTTGATGAAGTTAAAGATGCAATTATTAATCATAAAATTATGCCTTCTATGAGAGCATTGATGACTGCTGGACCAGCCTTAGACCGTGATCACATTGCAGCATACAACTGTTCTTTTATTGCCGTAGACCATCCTCGTGCTTTTGATGAAGCGATGTATGTTTTAATGAACGGTACAGGAGTAGGATTTAGCGTTGAACAAAAATACATTAATGAACTTCCTTTAATATCTGAAGAATTTCATCCAACAGAAACAACTATTGTTGTTGATGATTCAAAACTAGGTTGGGCAAAAGCGTTTAAAGAACTTATTGCATTGCTGTATCAAGGTCAGGTTCCAAACTGGGATATGTCAAAAGTTAGACCAGCAGGAGCAAGACTTAAAACTTTCGGTGGTCGTGCATCTGGTCCAGAACCATTAAATGATTTATTCAAATATTGCGTAGAAACATTTAGAATTGCAAAAGGAAGAAAACTAAAATCAATTGAAGCACATGACATTATGTGCAAGATTGGTGAAGTTGTTGTTGTTGGAGGAGTTAGAAGAAGTGCACTAATAAGTCTTTCTAACCTAGATGATTTTGAAATGGCAAAAGCAAAAAATGGTCAATGGTGGGAAGTTAATGGACAACGTGCCTTAGCAAATAACTCTGCTGTTTATAATTCAAAACCAAATACTGCACAGTTCCTTCGTGAGTGGAGAAACCTTTATGATTCAAAATCTGGAGAACGTGGTATTTATAACATGGAAAGTGTTCGTAAACACGTTGATTCATTTGGACGTAGAGACTCAAGCAAAATATCAGGAACAAATCCTTGTGGAGAAATTTTACTAAGATCAAATGAGTTTTGCAATTTAACAGAAGTTGTTATTTCTGCAGATGATACTGAAAAAGAATTATTAGAAAAAATTAGACTTGCCACAATTCTAGGAACTTGGCAATCTACTTTAACTAACTTTAAATATCTTCGTAAGACATGGAAAGATAATTGTGAAGAAGAAAGATTACTAGGAGTATCTTTAACTGGTATATATGGAAATAAATTAACTTCTACTGCTGGAGATAAATTAAAAGAGTTACTTGTTAGACTAAGAGAGCACTCAGTTGAATCTAATAAATTAGAAGCAGAAAAAATAGGAATTAATCAATCTGTTTCAATTACTTGTGTTAAGCCATCTGGAACAGTAAGTCAGTTAACTGGCGTATCAAGTGGAATTCATCCATGGTATTCAGAATATTACATTAGAAGCGTACGTGGAGATAACAAAGATCCATTAACCCAATTCTTAAAAGACTCTGGAGTTCCATACGAAGCAGATGTTATGAAGCCAGATCAGACAACAGTATTTTATTTTCCACAAAAGGCTCCAAAGAATGCCACTATTACAAAAGATTTAACAGCAATAGATCATTTAGAAATGTGGAAAATTTACAGAACACACTGGACAGAACATAATCCAAGTGTAACAATTAACGTCCACGAGAACGAATGGATGAGAGTTGGGGCATGGGTATTTGATAACTTTGATTCAATTGGTGGGGTATCATTTTTACCATCCTCAGAGCATTCATACAAGCAAGCACCATATCAAGAAATTACAAAAGAGGAATATGAAGAGGCAGTAAAGAAAATGCCAGAATCAATTCGTTGGGATATGATGACTATTTATGAAACAGAAGATGGAACAACAGGCAGTCAAGAGTTATCTTGCGTTGCTGGAGTTTGCGAAATAGTTGATATTTCAAAATAACCTTTTGTGCTAAAATAGATTAGAGGTATTCATGTCTAATCAAGTCTCAAATCTTTATGCCGCAAGAATATTTGCAGAGCATCCACTTGCACTATGGGCCCTAGACGATGATTTTTCTTTTATATCAAAATTAAGCATACAAGATAAAAGCATTATTAATTGGGACCTAAGCAACATAGTTTCTTCTTCAGCATCAGACCCAGTTGGATTAATACTTGAAAATGAGCAAACAGATGTATTGACTGTAATTTCTGCATCATCTGGATATCAAGGATCAGCATCGGGTACAGCAATAAATTCTATTACAGATTTAGATCCTGATAAAAAAACATTGTCTATAAATGCTTTTGCTTACAACTATAACAACGTATCTAGTTTTGATATAGGGTTTATACATAGTGGTTCTACTTTTTTTACTTCCTATACCCCAGAAAGAGAAGAGGTATGGACAAAGGTAAGTCATACTTTAAATATTCCTACAGGCAATGTCAATATATATCCATATTTTAAAGTTAAATATGATAACGCTTCAATAGGAAACTCTGGACCTGATTATAACTTTTCTATAAATGCTTTATCGGTTGGTCAATGGTCTGAACTGCACCATTATCAAAGTACTGGAACTTTATCAGCAAGCATAGACCCAAATATATTAAGCATCATTTCTGCATCATCTTCTTTGTCAGCCTCAGCAATAACTGGGGTAGTAGCAGACTCTTATGGAATAGCAGAATCTAAAAACGGTTACTATATAGTTGAAAAAAATAGAGCCCTTTCATATAGCGATAACTTTCCAATTACTTTTGGTGCTACAAATATAACTAATATTACATATCCTCTTTATGGAAATATTCCATCTATGGTTTTTCCAGCAGAAGGATTTTTAAATGAATCTGGAAGATACAAAGAAACTACATTAGAGTTTTGGCTAAGAGCACATACAAACGCAACAACTCCAATAAAAATTGTTGGTCCACTTACAAAAACTGACGGTATTTATATAGATAAAGACTTTATAACAATTAAAATAGGATCATATAAAAAGTCTTATTTTATAGGTAAATGGTATAGACCTATGCTACTAGACTTTAGATATAACATAGATACTGCTTCATTATTAATCAATGGAGATTTAGTTATTGATATGGACATAGATCAAAATAAATTTACATTGGCAGATAAAGATTATAACTATGTAGGAGTTTATGGAAATGAAAATGTATACCCATTTGAAATAGACGCTATTGCTATTTATCCATACGTAGTTCCAGAGCAAATTGCAAAGAAAAGATTTGTTTACGCTCAAGGAGTTGAGTCAGCAAATAACATTGTGTCTAATTTTAAAGGAGACTCTTTCCAGGTAGACTTCCCCTACGCTAAATACACCTCTACTATAAACTACCCAGACATGAACGATTGGAACTCAGGATTCTTTAATAACTCTAACAGCACCTCTAAATATCTTACAAATTTAGAATACTCTCTTCCACAAATTATTTTTAGTGAAGTGGTAGACTTAGATAATTTCTTAATAGATAACTATAATATACAAGGATCTGACTATCCATTTATCAAATTAAAGCCTAATGCAAATTATGACAACATAGTTTCAAGTATTAATTTTAATAGTTTGAATGTTTTGAGTACCCCAGTTAAAAGTATATTCGGGGTATTTAGAGCACCATCTACTCTGACTGCTACTAAAGAAGTATTAATGTACTTCTCTAACAACTTCAATAATAACAACTTTACAGTTAAAACAAGCACCGCAGGAGTAGAGTACTTCTATAACGATACTAAGATATTTGATCACCCTATTGTGGGAAATGCTATATTTGTTGCTGGTTTTGACTTAGACACCATATCTCAAGAATATTCAAGTACTTTAAATAACTTCTTTTCCAACCCCCAAAACATATCTTTTAGTTTGGGTGGAAATCAATCATCAATGTTTAGTGGAAAAATATTTAATTTTACATTTAATAATAGAATGTTTACAGATAAAGATTTAGTTGAATACAAATTAGACAATGGATTTTTTAACCCAGAGATAGATACAGAAAATTTAATATACTATATTGGAAACTACACCTTTCATCCACAGATTTTATCAAATAGCCTTACTATAGATATTGGAAGTTCTGGATACTGGGAAGACTCAATACCTTTATCATATTTTGGAAAATTTGTAGAAGATAAAAATAAAAATCCTTACTACGATTTAGATCTTTTACAATTTAATATAGATTCTCCATCATCATTAATATTACAAAAAGACCAAATACCTGCTCTTGATGGAGGGCTGTCTACTTCATTAGATTTTAAATTTTACTTTGATGGCGGATCGCCCACAACCTCTGCTTCTAGTTTTATTTTTAGTTTTGACGGTGGAAATCCAGAAACTGTTGAATTTGTTGAATATCTAACAGATGAACAATTAGACATATTGTCTAAATTATTTTTAAAAGAAAATGACACCATTAAGACATATATAACTTTGCAAAAATATACAGATGTTGGAAATATTCCTTATACAGAATATATAAATTCTGTAAGAATAGGAGCAGACAGAGTATTAGATTTAGATGAATATACTACTACCCAAATAAATAATACTAAGTTTGAAGTAACAGATAGAACAGTTATATTTCCACCTAAACAACTAGTTGACTTTGCAGATTACTATATAACAGTTCATATAGAAATTAATTCAAAGGGTATAAATAAAAACCCTATCAAACTTAGAAAAATGTCTATATCTTCATTAGCATATGATGAATCATCCTTTTATTCCATTAATAGTCCTGATGGATATAAACTATTTCCATTTAATAGATATGGAGATATATATGCTTATAAACTAAAAAACCCTTTTACTATATATAAAGACTCTACTTCTTATATGTATAATACTGGAGATTCTGGTATCAGCGTTCTCCCATACGACAGTACTGCTACTAGAGGTATCACCATTCCAATTAATCAACAGTTAGCAACAGAGTATTTGCTTGGAGGTGTTCAGTTTTGGAGTTTTTACAACAAGGGTGAAACGATAGAAGAAACGGTACAGGTAGGAAAGATTTCTACTAGAAATAGATCTTATGATATTAAATTAGTTCCAGAGTCAAATTATACTAGGGCTAAGATGGTTCTTTTTGACGAAGATACTAACAATGAAGCAACTGGTATAGTTTTTTATCAAAACGGTAATATTGTAGATAATCCATATATTCAACCTTTATCTTGGAATACAATAATAATTACTTTTGAAGAGTCTATAGATTTACCAAGTTCTGTAGGGCAGTTAGAAATATATGAAGGATTAATGGTTAATAATATTGCATTTTACAAAAAGTTTTCAGACGTTCTTGGTTCTATATTCATTGATAACGAGTGGAGAGACTTAAGATCAGATACCACATGGGGATCATGGTATCAATCTGGTGCTGGAATCTGGGAAGAAATAGAAGGACAGAGTGAGCCTTTAACATTTATTGTTGATGGAAAATCAATTTATGATTCTACTTTTGGAGTTTCTAGTGTAGTTGGAAGAGATAATTCAACCTTATCTATTAATTCTGACGGCATAACAATAATTACTGGAACAATTTGGGAAGAGTATAGCGGAAGACCTGTATAATCTGATATAATTGGGTTATGAATAATAATAATATTGACAAAAATGGTAAGTCAAAGTTAAAAGTACTTAATAAACAACAAAGATATGGCCTATATGTGTGGCAGATGGATCATAATGGAAAGGCTTTTGGAGACAAAGGTGGCAACGTAATGAATATTCCAGGTAATCAGTATGATTTAGATAAGATGAGCAAGGTAGCACAGGCCGCTAGATATTATAATGCCCCAGCAGGAAAAGTAATTTTTATGCCAGGAGTAAGAAGAGTATCAGATATGGAATACTCTGAACAAATTGGAAGAATGAAAGAAGGATATATTGCCAGCGAAACCGACATTGGTGCCTGGATGGATGCTAAAAAAGGGATAAACAAAAATGGAGAATGAAGAATTAGAATCTATTGCAAGAATAGATAATTTAGATAGAATGGAAAGACCAGAAAAAAGCGATGACTTTATGGTCGATGCAGAATTAGCAAAAACATATACAGGACTAGATTCAAATTTTAAACGTAGAGCAACAAGATCAATAAGTAAGGCATTTACTGGTCAAGAAAATACAGGGTCAAAACAGTTATTTCAAGAACAAGACATAGTTACAGCATACGGACTTTATGATGTAGTTGTTCCACCATACAATTTAGACGAACTAGCATTCTTCTATGAAAACTCATTTGCTAACCATGCTGCTATAAATGCTAAAGTAGCAAATACTGTTGGCTTAGGGTATTCATTTATCAACACAGACTCAACTTTAGCAAGACTAGAAGATGCTGAATCAGATGAACAATTGATTAGAGCACAAAGAAAAATCCAAAGACTAAAGGCTCAAATGACCGAGTGGCTAGAAGAACTAAACGATGAAGATACCTTTAGCCATATTTTAGAAAAAGTATATATTGATGCTGAATCAACAGGTAATGGATATATAGAAATTGGTAGAAAGGTTAACGGAGAAATCGGATACGTAGGCCATATTCCATCAACTACAGTGCGTGTAAGAAGATTGCGTGATGGTTATATTCAGATAGTAAATCAAAGAGTAGTTTATTTTAGAAACTTTCAAGGTAAAGAATCAAACCCAGTAACTAACGATCCTAGACCAAACGAATTAATTCACATTAAAAAATACTCACCAAAGACTTCTTATTATGGAGTTCCAGACACAGTAGCCTCATCTGTTGCTATGGTTGGAGATAATTTAGCGGGTAGATATAATATTGATTATTTTGAAAACAAAGCAGTGCCAAGATATATAGTTACTTTAAAAGGAGCAAAACTATCGTCTGATGCAGAAGATAAATTGTTTAGATTCTTACAATCAGGACTTCGTGGTCAAAACCATAGAACCCTATATATACCACTTCCAGGAGACTCTACAGACAATAAGGTAGACTTTAAAATGGAACCTATTGAAAATGGAATACAAGAAGGATCATTTGAAAAGTATCGCAAATCAAACCGTGACGATATCTTAATGGCTCATCAAGTTCCATTCTCTAAAGTAGGAGGAGGCGCTGGAGTTTCAATAGCCTCAGCAATATCTTCTGATAGAACCTTTAAAGAGCAGGTTGCAAGACCAGCACAAAGAAACCTAGAAAAGGTTATAAACAAAATCATAAAAGAAAAAACCGATATGGTTGCTTTTAAACTTAACGAACTAACCCTGACCGATGAGACTACTCAAAGTCAAATTGATGAGCGATACTTAAGAATGCAGGTAGTTGTTCCTAATGAGGTTCGTGAAAGACTTGGATTCCCATCAAGAATGGGTGGACAAGAACCTATCGTCTTAGGTGCTCAACAAAGAGCAGAGATCACAACTCAAGCCACTGGCAATAGAATGAGAGATCAACAAAGAACTGATAACAACAGCGATTCTACTTCAACCACTACAGGACGAGGTCCTGGTGGCGAGGGTAGAACGGTAGAATAATAAATAGTTACAAGTTTTTAAAATCTCTTATAAACACTTATATAATAGAAGTAGTATGACTAATTTGCATAAAGCATTTTGGCACTCAGAAGATAACTCTATTAAGTTATCTATGCCAATTGCTAAAATCGATAAAGAGAAGCGAACCGTTTCTGGGTTTGCCACCCTTGACAATGTTGACAAGCAGTCAGACATTGTCCCTACTGATGTAAGTATAAAGGCTTTTGAAAGGTTCCGTGGAAATTTACGTGAGATGCACATGCCAGTGGCTGTGGGTAGGGTAATGTCATTTAAGTCAGATAAATTTTATGATAAAGATAAAGATAAGTTTTATAATGGGGTGTACGTAGATGCATATATTTCTAAAGGTGCTCAAGATACTTGGGAAAAAGTTCTTGATGGCACTCTTTCTGGTTTTTCTATTGGTGGCAGCATCAAAGATACGGAAGACCAATACGACCCAGAAATGGATAAATCCATTAGGGTTATTAAAGATTACGAACTCCACGAATTATCGCTTGTAGATAATCCTGCAAATCAATTTGCTAATATTGTATCTATTCAAAAAGCAGAAGATGGACAAAATACTTTTGACGGTATAATGACAAAAATGTCACTTGAAAATGTATACTGGTCTAAAGAAAATAACATTGTAAGACTATCTAAAGAAGAAGATATTAGATCAGGAGAAACCTTAATAGGTTTTGTAGAAACAACTGATAACGAAAAAAACGAAGTAATTAAGAATTTAATTAAAGCATACAATGGAACTATGACTAATGAAAATGTTCCTACTAAAAATCCTACAACAATTAAACCTAAGAAAAAAAAGAAAGATGACGAAGAAGATATGGACAAAGCGTCAAATGTTAAAGTTGGCGACATGGTTTCATGGAACTCAAGCGGTGGTACTGCAAGAGGAAAAGTAACTAGGGTCGTTCGCAATGGAAAAATAAAAGTTCCAAATAGTTCTTTTACTATTACAGGAACTCCAGAAGATCCAGCAGTTGCTATTAGGCTCTACCGTGACGGTAAACCAACTGACACAATTGTAGGACATAAAATGAAAACTCTGAGAAGAGTTACAATGAAATCAGAACAAGTTTCTGATAATTCTAATAAGGAGGTAAATGATATGGCAAAAACAGAACAAGAAGCAACAGTAGTTGCAGAAGATGTTCAAATTGAAAAAACAGAAGTTGTAGAAGACGAATTAGTCGTTGTAGACGAAATCGTTAAGTCTGATTCAGATGCTCCAGCAGATGCACCAGCAGAAGCAGTAGCAGAAGATGCTCCAGTAGAAGAAGTAGTAGCACCAGTTGCTCCTGCAGAAGATGCTCCAGCAGAAGACGCACCAGCAGATGTTGAAAAAGCCGAAACTCCTGCTGTAGAAAGCAAAGATGATGACTTGGCAAAGGCTGTACAAACAGTTAAAGTTTCTGTAGAAGAAATTAGCAAGTCCGTTACCGCAGCAGTTGGAGATTTAGCGGCAACTGTAAAATCAATTAATGAACAACTTGCCGAATTAACAAAGAGCGTTGCAAAAGTAACAGAGGAAGTTACAACAGTAAAAAGCAATGTAGAAGAGTTTGGAAAGCGTGTCGATGCAGTTGAAGATGACACCGCTATCCGTAAGTCTGGCGACCTCGGCGGGGTCGTGCAGGGAAATAAAATAAAAAAAGGATCGATGTGGGGCGGGCGTTTCCTCAATACCGCTGACCTCTATCGTTAAACAAAATTCACTGGGAGGTGAAAAATTATGTCAGAAGAACAAATTTTAGAAAAGGCAGCCGTTACAGGCGTTATTGCTTCAGGAGGAATTGGTGGAGTTGCTACTCCAGCATCACAACTTGGACCAGTAGGAACCGCAACACCAGGAGATGGTGGTGGTATCCTAAACGCTGAACAGTCAGCCCAATTTATCGAATATATTTTCGAGCAACAAGTTCTTGCTCGTGATGGTCGCCGTGTAACAATGCGTGGCAACACAGCAGAACTAGAGAAGTTAAATGTTGGTGAACGTGTAATTCGCGCTGCTGCACAAGCAGACGCTTCATACACTAACGCTGGAGTTACTTTCACAAAAGTTGAAATCACAACTAAAAAAGTTAGATTAGACTGGGAAGTATCATCAGAAGCACTTGAAGACAATATCGAAGGCGCAGGATTGGAAGACCACTTGGTCCGTACAATGACTCGTGCATTCGCTAATGATCTTGAAGACTTAGCAATCAACGGAACAGGTTCAGGAACAAATACATTCCTAAACATCCTTGAAGGCTTCTATGTAAAAGAACAAACTGGTAATGACGCTGGTGGAGCATTTGGTACAGACGTTGAAGACTTGCAAGCAATTGTGCTAGCAATGCCACGTAAGTATCGTGCATCAAGAGCAGCCATGAAGTTCTATGCTTCTAGCGAAACAGTAGCCGATATCATTAATGGTCTTGGCTCATCTGGTAACCTACCTTCAGAAAGAATCGTAGAACGCGTTATTGACGGTGTAGCACCACAAACATTAGGTGCTCCAATCCAATACCGTGTACTAGGTATTCCTTTGGTAGAAGTACCATTGATGCCTGCAGGATTCGTATCTTTGACATTCCCAGAAAATCGTATTTGGGGATTCCAAAGAGACGTTACTGTTCATCGTGAGTTCCAACCTAAGAAAGATACTATTGAATATACTACTTTCTTACGTTTCGGAGCACAAATCGAAGAAACAGATGCAGTAGCATTTGCAAAACAATAACCTAAATTATTTAGGGAATTAGAGGGGGAGACACCAAAAATGTCTCCCCTTCAACATTTTATATAAATGATATAATTAGTAAGGAGGATTTTATTTAAATATGGAAATATTAAATCAAAGACAATATAAAAAAGTTACTTCTCTTACCGCCACTTTTACAATTTCTCCAAGTGGAACATACACATTAGATTACGAAGACCTTTACACAGGAGAATCATTTTCAGCATCTGCATCAACAATTTCTGGAGCAGTATCATTTACTTTAGCACCAAAATATTTAGACTATACAGGATCACTAGCAGCATCCGTTAAAGACTCAAGTGGCAACACTGTAATAATGACAAACATAGAAATTGTTAGACCATATTGCAACTTAGATTCAGTTGCTTCAGCACTATCAATTACTGACGGTAGTGAAATAGGATATGAAAGATTAGCAAGATATATTATAGACTCTCAAACACAAGGTTTTCCATTTGTTAGAAAAGAAAAAGATATTATTGGTATGGGTATGGACTATCTTCCTATTGATGAAAAGATTTATAAAATATATAAGGTATATAAAAACGAAGAGTTAATATATAATTCAAGTCTTAGTGCTAGTGTAAATCTTGTAACATACGCAATTACTAAAGACGGATCTTCAATTACAAATGTAGAAAATGAATCTGACGCTGAAAACAAGGTTAACTATAAACCAGTATGGCACGAGCGATATTTGGACCCTGCTTTTGCAGATGGGTCAGAGTATAGAGTAGATGCCGATTATGGCTGGAAAGTGGTACCACAGGACATCCAAGAGGCATGTGAGATGCTAATCCAAGACATTAAGTCGGATAACCTAAAATACATAAGCAGGTATATAGAATCATTTGATAATGAAGACTTTAAAATTAAGTTTTCTAAAAACCCAACTACCAATACAGGAAACATGTTTGTTGACAAAATTTTGGAGAAGTATAGAAACAGGCTTCGTATCGGGGTTTTGTAATGTTTCTTCCATCATCTAGTTTAGACGATATACTGTTTCCAATGACAGCAGAAGTATATTATTCTCAAACCACACAAAATGATTATGGTAATATAGTAAAAAGTTGGGTATTTGATAGAACAGTATACTGCTCAGTAATAAGTGAACTGTCCAATAGAGGTTTTGCTGGTGAATTAAAAACCAAAGGACAAGACTTCGTGTATGACTCAAATGCATTTTTTAGAACTAAAGAAGATTTAAGAAAAAAAAGCAATGGTTCATATATGCCGATTACCGCAATAGCCATTACTAACATTAAAGACCCTGCAGGAAATGATGTATGGATTAATGGACAAAACCTTTCTAATGCTGCGGGTGCAATTAAAACTAAGTATGAAGTAAAGACTATAGTTCCTACATTTAACTATGATCATACACTAAGACATTTTAGACTATTTATAAGCAAGTCACAAATACAAAAGTGGGATCAATAATGAGTACTATAAAAGTTAAATTTAATGGAAAGAATTTTATAGATACTCTTACAAATGTAACAAATTATTCTCAAGGATTTATTGATGAAGTAAAAAGAAATCAAAACAAAATAACAGAGAAAATTGCCAGTACCTCTGTTAATGTATTCTATGATTACTTAGATGGACTTGCTAGATCCCATCCAGGTATGCTGCACCATGTTTATGAATGGGGTCAAGTAGGAGATCCATTTGCAAGACTATATGAACTTTCTGTATCATTGCAAGGAAAATCAGCAGTAGTTAGTGCAGACTTTTTACAATCTGATACCCCTTCTCCAACAAGTAAAGAACCATTTTATGATAAAGCAAATATTATGGAGGAAGGAATACCATTAGTTATCGAAGAAAAAGATGCCGAAGTATTATTTTTTGAAATAGAAGGAGAAGAGTTTTTTAGAAACGGACCCATCTATATTGCAAATCCTGGAGGAGGAGCAACTCGTGGATCTTTCGTAAGGGCATATAATGAATTTTATAATATATATTTTACTAAAGACTATCTAAATTCTATTAGATTTTATGATCATTTTAGAGGTTCTAAGGAATATGAAAAGAATGTTAAGATTGCATCCAAGAGTAAGAATGCTACATCTATAGGTAAAGCAGCAGCACTATCTTGGATTAACAATGCACCAGGAGAAAGAGTATGACACTTTACAGACCAGAGAATATAATCAATAGATATGTGTGGGAACAGTTTAGAACACAGGCCCCAGCCTTTTATAATCTGTATCCACAAACAGTTGGTGGCAATAGTTTGATTCCATTTTTTCCAGCGGGTGCAGGAAATGTTCCTCCTGAAATATTAGATGGAGATTTACCTTATATAGTATTTGATAAATTTACTAAAGTAAGAACAGGTTCTTATAAATATTTTTATCCTATTAAAAGTGAACAAATGCGATATACCATTTATGGTGGCTCTTTATATGGAGACGTAGCAAACGGGGCAGATAGATATGGAAATACTATTAACCTTACTTCTTTAATTACCCTTGTATTAGATAGAGAAGATGCTGCAGCAGATGATATAAATGAATTTGCAGAAGAACTATATGATAATTATCCTGTTTCTGCAAGTGCTTCTGTATATGATTATTATAAATATAGGTTTCAATGTATAAATGTTTTTCAATCGGGGTATGCAGAAAGTCAACAAGATGTATCTAATTTAATGGAATATAGACCTTCTAGGGATCTTATCATTAAATACGACTATCATTCTAGACAATATAATGAGTCCTAAAAGCACGATATAATAGTATTGAGGAAACAGCCCCACTTTTCCTTATAAAAGGAGGGTGAAAAAATATATGGCAACTTTAGGTAATAGCAATCAAATTATCGTAGGTGCAGCACAACTATTCGTTTCTAACTCAGGAGCACTTGAATACTCAAGTGGTTCTGGTTCAGCAGCGGTTTACAACTTCGGTTCAGGATCTGTCTCAACAGTACCAGCATTCGTGTCTGGAACTAGATATGCAGATACACTAGAAGCAAACGCAAACTGGAGAAACGTAGGATACACCATGAACGGTTTGGAATTACAATTCCAACCAGACTTCGGTGAAGTTCAAGTAGATCAATTACTTGACGTAGCAAAACTTTACAAGCAAGGTATGCAAGTTAATATGGTTACAGCATTTGCTGAAGCCACACTTGAAAATCTTCTTGTATCTATTGCAGGTCAAGATGCAGATCTTACAAGTACAGCAACACAAGACGTCTTAGTTATAAACTCAGGCGAACTTGGAGCGGTTCCAGTAGAACGCGCACTTATTGCAGTTGGTCCAGGTTCTGGAGATCCAGAAGCAACAGGAGCAACCAGAGTAGAAAGAGTTTATGTAGCAAACCGTGCATTGTCAATCGACAGTGTAACAGTATCTGCAAAACGTGATACTCCATCAATGTTCGAAGTATCTTTCAGATTACTTCCAGCATCAAACGGTTCTTACGGTAAAATCGTAGATCGTGTAGTCGGTGCATAACCAAAACAACTAAATAAACACATTGCCCACTTCTTTTCAAGAGGTGGGTTTTGTGCTATAATTTAACTATATCCATAGGAGGATTAGATGGCAAGCAGTGTTTACGAAGTTGTTGAAGTTGAGTTACAAGACGGTACAAAGGTAGAAATGAAGCCTTTAAAAATTAAATTCTTAAGGGACTTCATGAAAGAGTTCCAAAAAATTTCTGACGAAAAAATCGCAGAAGATAATCTTAAGTCAATGGATCTTTTACTAGATTGTGCAGTAATTGCTATGAAGCAATACAATCCAGAATTAGCATCTAAAGAAAAATTAGAAGATGTTATTGACTTACCAACAGTTTATAAGATAATCGAAGTAGCAGCAGGGATTAAGTTGAACGACCCAAACGCACTAGCGGCGGCTCTAGTTGGAGCGAACTAGATCTCGCCACGATAGAATCTAAGGTATTTCTTCTAGGATTCTGGAAGAATTATCAAGAACTGGAGGAATCAATATCAATGCCTGAACTAGTAGCGATACTAGAAGCAAAGAATAAAGAAGAAAATGAAAATAGAAAATTCTTTGCAGCGTTACAAGGTGTCGACATTGATAAGTCTTCTGGAGACCAAGATGCTTGGGAGAAACTCAAAGCAAAGGTTTACAGTAAAGGCAAAACAAATAATCCAAGAGATATTGTTGCACTACAAGGATCTGCGGCTCAAAGAGCAGGTTTTGGTATTGGACAAGGTCTGGATTACGAGGTGATTGAATAGTGGCAGAGATTATTAAAACGGTAATTGATGTTGACATCAATACCAGTGGTGCCGCAGCCGAATTAAGAAGTTTACAACAGCAGATAAATGCTTTCAATCTTACATTAAATAAAGGTCAATTAGAACAAGGCCAAGCCTCAAGAGTTTTTGCAGAAGGACTTAAAAATTCAATAAATACAGGTGGCTTTTTTAGAGCAGAACTTGTTAAAATGCAAACTGCTGCTGGAGCACTTGATTCCACTTTAAGAAAAGGTCAAGGAACATTAGGTCAGTTCTTTAGTGCGTCTTTTAATAAAAAAGGCGGAATGGCCGCAGAAGTATTTGCCCTTGCAGCAGAACGTGCAAGAACAATGCAAACTCAATTTATTGCTACAGCAAAAGCATCAAAAGGTATGCAAGAGGCCCTTGCAGTTAGACCACTTACAGCATTTTCCGCTGATGCAGCAGTGTCTGCTCAAAGAATGCAAATATTAAACTCAATGTTTAAGCAAGGCACAACTGGGTTAATTAATTTTGGTAAAAACGTACAATGGACTGGTCGCCAACTTATGGTTGGTTTTACAATACCATTAACAATATTTGGAACAACAGCAGGTCGGGTATTTTCAGATTTAGAAAAACAAGCAGTAGCATTTAAAAAAGTATATGGTGATATATTTACTACACCAGCAGAATTACAAGAAAACTTTAAAGCAGTTCAAGGACTAAGTAGAGAATTTACAAAGTATGGAATTGCAGCAAAAGATACTTTATCTTTAGCAGCACAGGCTGCAGCAGCAGGTAGACAAAACACAGATTTAACTGATGCAGTTAGGGAGTCAACAAGATTAGCAACACTTGGTCAGATGGATCAAAATGCTGCTCTTGAAACAACAATATCACTTCAAAGTGCTTTTAGGTTATCTGGACAAGAACTAGCAGACACTATTAACTTTTTAAACATGGTTGAAAACCAAACAGTAGTAAGTTTACAAGACATTTCTGCAGCAATACCTCGTGTTGCTCCAGTTATTAAAGGCTTAGGTGGAGACGTTAAAGATTTAACAGTATTTCTTGCAGCAATGCAAGAAGGTGGCGTATCTGCTGAGCAAGGTGCTAACGCATTAAAGTCTGGTCTTGGATCTTTAATTAATCCAACAAAAGCAGCAACAGATGTATTAGCAGGGTTTAAAATAAATCTTGACTCTATTATTCAAACTAATAGAGGAGATTTAATGGGTACTGTTATGGCCTTTAGCGATGCCTTATCTACATTAGACGAATTCTCAAGACAACAAGCACTAGAAAGTATATTTGGAAAATTTCAATATGCAAGATTAGGTGCACTATTTGAAAACATTTCTAGAGAGGGATCACAAGCACAACAAGTAATATCTACTCTAGGATATTCAACAGAACAACTTGCTAAGAGTGCAGAAAAAGAATTATCAACAGTAGAACAGGCATTTAGTGTTCAACTTACTGGAGCAATAGAAAGACTAAAAATTGCAATAGCACCTTTAGGTGAAATCTTTGTTAAAATGGCCATACCTCTTGTAAACATGGTTACAAAAATAGTTGATGCTTTTAACAGACTTCCAGAAGGTGTAAAAAATGTTGCAGCATTAGCAACAGTATTAGGTGGCGTATTACTTCCAGCCGCTACTATGATATTTGGTTTGTTTGCTAACTTAATTGGTACATTTGCTAAATTTACACACTCTATGGGAATGTTTGGAGTTACTTTACTTAGAAAGGGTCCATTAGCAGCAATAAAAACATTGACCCAGTCTGCAAACTATTTAAGCCTTTCAGAAATAGATGCCGCAAATGCAGCAAGACAGTTAGGATCAGCAACTGAATTAGCAAACGCTGCTTTATTAAGTCAAGTAGGTTCTGCAAACAGTGCAGACGTAGCAATTAAAAATTTAACTAATTCATATAGAGTATTAATATCTGAACAAACTAGAGCATCACAAGCACAATCATTTTTATTTGGAACAGGTCAAGCCGCAAGTAATTTAGGTAAAGGTGCTGCAGCAACAGTTGCTACTAGAGGTAAGTCTAGAATTAAGTCAATAGGTTTAAATAAAGGTGGAACAGTATTTACACCAGACAACAGCAACACTGTTCCTGGAGTGGGAAACACAGACAAAGTTCCAGCAATGCTTACCCCAGGAGAGTTTGTAGTTAATAAAGAATCAACTAAAAATAATCTTGGATTACTTCATTCAATAAATGCTCAAAGGTTAAACGTTGGTGGTAAAGTTAAAAATGGAATTCAGTATGCTATGTCTGGATTTAGAATTGGTAATATACCAGGATATTCTGCAGCAACAAATGCTGTAGCAGCAAAGTTAGCAGGAGCAGGTCAAGCCACTAGAACTAGAGGTACCGCTGCTAAAACTTCTAATAAAGCAGAACAATTAAAAAATAACTTTGTTTATCTTTTAAATCCTTCAAATAATCAACAACTTACTGGTGTAAGAACAATGAAAGAATTTGATAAAAGAGGAGTTCCTTTAGATGTATTAAAACAAGATATGGTTTCAGAAGAAGGTTTATGGATGATAGATGCATTAGCAAAAGGTAATTGGAAAAAAGATGCATATAAATCAACTCTTGAAAATAATTTTGCTAACATTGCTGCTAAATATCCAGGTAAAGAAATAAGATTTTTAGACTCAGCAGGACTAGAAAGAGTTCAACCACTACTTGGAAAACCAGAGTATCAAAACGTTCAATTTGTTTCCGTAAAAGACTTACAAAATAAAGAATTATTAAATAATTTAACTCCTGATCATCTACAAAGTTTAATGACAGAGGCTACGCAAGTAAGCAAAAAATTAAGAACTAGTAAAAGTAGAGGAACTACTTCAGTTAAAGATACCTATGAAGGAATTGCTGGCATGGAATCTTATACAAAAATACAAGAAAATTGGAGAGGAGCAAAAAGACCTGCTGGCCGACACGGTGCTCATATGTATAACATGGGTGGAAAAGTTAAAGGCTACAGACTGGGTGGAATGCAAGAAATTGTAAAAGATGTCTACAAAAATAGAACATCAATTTTTGCTCATTTATCACACTTAACAAGGCCAACTGGTCAACAAAAAAATAGAATGTTATCTAGTATTTTTCAAAATAAAGATCATTATCAAAGAAAAAGAGATCTTATAAAATTAGGAATAGATCCTAAAAAAGCAGAAACTTTATCAAGAGGTACTTTAGAAAATGCAACAAAAAAATTAAAAGATATTGGACTGTATACTCCAGGTTTTGGCGGAGGAGCCTCCGCAGTTGCCTCTGGCCCATATAATTTAATGCAGGAAAGATTTAGACAAATTGCTAAATATGGTATTACTCAAAGTTCTATACAAAAATTAAAAACACAAAATAGTTCTGGACTTTCAAAAATACCTCCAGATGAATTAGTTAGAATTGCAAAATTGTTAGATACTCCAGAATATTCTTACATGCTAGAAGGATCATTGCCATTAACTCCACAACATTCAGCAAAGGCCGCAGAAATGTATGGACAAATATTAAAAAATTTGCCAAAGGGAAGTAAAGAAGCAGCAGATATTTCAAGAATACAACAATCATTAACAAAAAGATCTGAATTATCAAGCGATAAATATCTTTCATTTATTAAAAGAAGAATGAAAGCAGCACATGTAAATGCTGGTGGAAAATCAAGAGATATAGATAGTTTACTAAGTAATCTTCCTAAGAATTATACTGCTGACGATATTTTAAATACTGTTTTTAATATTAAAAATCCATTACTAAAAGATGCAAAATTTGCAAGTAAAAGACTAAAAAATCAATTTAAAGAAACAAAAATAGGTAACGCAAAACCAGAAAGTCTTACAAAGACTTTGTTAGAAAGATTTGGTGTTCATTCTAAAACTTTAGCACTTGGCCTTAACAAGGGTGGAAAAGTTCCAGGTATAGAATATGCAAACATAGGAAAGATGATTGGTAAAGCAATGGGCCTAAACGCAGATGATGCACTAGGCGCTTTTGGGTTACTTAAACCATCAGTAAGAAGTGGCGGTAAAACTAAAATACCTAAAAACTTAACAATGAAAGAAATATTTGAACATAAAGAATTTAAAGAAGGAATATATTTAGTTCAACCAGAAGGTGGCAAAGCATATGAGGCTTCTCTGTATTATTTTAATGGAAAGCCTAGATTACAAAGACATGGAAAATATAATGTTGGAAGTGGAATAGGAACACAAACTCGTCAATTTGATCCAATAGATGTTGATCCAAATATGCGGGCATCAATTTATAATAGAAACGAATATACTGGTTCAAATGTAAGCGGTCCATTTAAAGCAAATAAAGGAAGTATAGTTCCAGGTACTGGAAATACTGATACCGTTCCAGCAATGTTGACCCCAGGAGAATTTGTAGTAAATAAAAAATCTACTAAGCAAAATTATGATTTATTAACTGCTATTAATAATGGAAAGATGAATAAATATAATAAAGGAGGCGTTGCCTCTGGTATTCAATATTTTGCAGAAGAAAATGAACAAAGAGTTGTTAAAGCAGCAAATCCTAAAGGATATACGCAAGCAAGAGGTGCAGCAGGAATGGTTGGTGGCATGTTGCCTTTAATGCTTGGAAATATGGGACCAATGCAGTCAATGGTTGCAAGTATTATAAGTATGTCAGTAGCATCAAAAGCAACTGGCGTAGCAATGAAATTATTAACAGGAAGAGCAGCAAATGTAGCAGGTGAGTTTAAGTTCCTTGGAAATATAATTACTAAACTTGGTCCAGGATTAACTGGAACATTAGGAATTGGTGGTGCTGCAATAACATTAGGAATTGCATTAAATAATATGGCTAAAAAAACAACTCAAGCAGGATCTGAATTTGTTAACGCAACGTATGGTTCAGCAAATACAATGGCTGAATTTGCTAAATCTATGGGTAAAGAAAACATACAACAACAACTTACAACTAAAAGAGCAGAGGTTGCTGGTGGCGGAGTAATAAGTCAGGAATCAAAACAATCCAGTTCACAATTTTTAGAAACCGCTGGAGGCAAAGAATTATTAGAAAATGCTTCAACTGTTGCAAAAACTCGAGGAGTAAAGGGAAGAGATCAAGCAATATTAAATCAATTATTAAGAGGGGTAGTGACTCAGTCTATTACCGCTGAAGAAGCAAGGGCAATTGCAATAGATATAGGAACCAAACTTAATGATCAAACAATAGGAATTAATATTGGTGCTAAATTAAATAAATTAGTTGGTCCTAATGGAGAAAAATTATCAGATAATTTATTAAATATAAGTGCAATAATTACTCCTAAAATTGATGCACAAGAAGCACAAAAAATTGTAAATGAACAATGGCAAAACACTGGATTATTATCTAAATTTGCAATGATTATTACTGGTCGTGGTACAGACGACATGCTTGCTAAAACAATTGCTACTCAAGCACAACAGGCAGCACAGGTTACAACAGAACAACTAGACTTGCTTAAATATGAACTAGAGCAAGGTTCTATAACATATCAAGAATTTATTTTACAAAAAGAAAGTTTGACAAAGGCAAGTGTAGCATCAACAGGTGAAGCCTTAGCAACTATTATTAGAGAATTTGATGGCGACATGTCTAAAGCCACAGATGCAATTAAAACATTTAGAGCAGAAGTAAATAAAGGTTTTGAATTAAAATTATCTGGAATGGGTAAAGCAGATGCTGCAAAAGTTAGAAAATTTGTTAATACATTTGAAACTGCTGGTGCCCCTCCACAAACTGTTCAGGTAGGTAAAAGTGGTACATCATATAACGCTACAAAGGTAAATGAAAATCAAGCAGATATTCTTAGACAAATAACAGATCCAAATATATTACTTGCTTTATCAAAAATTGAAGATATAAATGTAAATCAAAAACTTGAGGATATGTTTGCAATAGATCCTACATTGGTTGCAACAATGCAAGATTATGTAACAGCAGGTGGTCAAGTAGCAGATTTTATGAGTAAGTCAACTACGGAAATGAGTAGTTACAAAACAGAGTTAGATAGACTTGCTGGAGTACAAGAAAAATTTAAAACTGGTATAGATATAACAGAATTACTATTAAATCCAGATAAACTTAGTGAATTTACAAAACAAGCAAGTGTAGCACAAAGTGCTTTAGATGCACTATCTTTACAAAAAAATATTACTAAAGAAGTCGCTATGAATGTTATTACAACATATATGGGTGAAAATGCAACAGCAAAAAAATTATTAGAACACTATCTATCTACTGGAAATAAATTTAAAGATTTAGACTTAAATGCAATTATAACAATGAGCGTTTCAAATCCAGACATAGCAAGTGCATTAGCAGTTATAGAACAGGCTAAAAAAGGTGCTAATGTTGGAATAGCAGCACTTGTAAAGGCATATGAAATTTTAGGTGGTAAAACTGCATCAAGTATTGGAGCAGGAGGTAGTGGAAGTAACGATGGAGCAAAAAGTGCTTTGCAGTCAGCAAAAGATGCAGCACTTCAAACAAAACAATCTATAGCAGCACAATCAAAACTTCTTGCTGCAGGTATATCATTAGAAGCATTAGAAGGATTAAGTCCAGAAGCCATTATAGAACTAGGAAAACAAAGCGGTAAACAATTAAGAGATAATATTAAACTATTTAATGAGCAAGCAGAAAGTATTAAAATTAATAGACTTGTATTAGAACAACTAGCATTAGAAGAAAACCCTGTTAAAAAAGCATTAGAAGATAGTAAAAAAGCGGTAGAAGGTTATGACGATCAAATTAAAGAATTAAATAAGACTATAGAAAAATCAAATCGTGCTGATGAATTAGATAGAAGAAAGATAGAAGATAGAAATAAGGCTTTAGATAATTTATCAAAGAAAGAAAAAAATGTTAATGATCAATATGATGAAAGAATTAAGGCCTTAGATAAGGTTGCTAATGCTAATGATAGAGTCGCAGAAAGACAAAGACAACAGATTGATCTTGCAAGTGCTTTAACATCTGGAGATATTGCTGGTGCCGCACAGGCTGCTGCATCAATGACACAAACTGGTGCACAAAATCAAATTGAAGATACTAAGACAGCACTTGAAGCACAACGTCAAGCAGAACTAGATGGATTAACAGAGTCTGTAAACGGTAGATTAATGACTAGGAAAGATATTCAAGCAGAGATAGATTCTATTGAAGAAACTATATATCAAAGAAGTATAAACTTAAGAACAACAAATGATGCTATATATGCATTGCAACAAACTATTAATACAGAAAAAGAAAGACAAGATCAGTTAAATAAAGTATTAGATGCACAAGAAGATGCATTAACTAAAAAAACATTAGACAAATTAAAAAATGAAAAAGGAATAACAGCAGAAAAGAAAAAACAAACTGAAGATGCTATTAGGGCTGCATATATTGCATACACAGGAAAAGGCAAGGGTATTGGATTAGAAAAATATAGAAAAGATGTGCTAGGTCTTGCATTTGGTGGCATGATAAAGAAATATGCTTATGGTGGAAATGTTGGATATAAAGGATCAAAAGAAGCGCCACCAAGATTAAAAATGGCTAGAGGAAGTTTAGTTCCTGGACTTGGAAACACAGATAGAGTTCCAGCACTATTAACACCTGGAGAATTTGTAGTAAGAAAATCAGTTGCTCAAGCAAATATGCCTTTATTAAAAGCATTAAATAGTGATGTATTCCCAAGTATGTCTTTGAATAGCCCAGAAGTTGCCCCAACAGTTACATCTTCAACAAGCACAATTCTTAACAACACGCCAGTGTATAATTATAGTATAAGTGTAAATGTTCCAAATACAACTGCATCACCAGATGAAATTGCAAATGTAGTTGTTTCAAGAATTAAAAGATCTATGGACACAAATATAAGGAGCAATAGATACTGATGCCTAATCAAACTTATATAAATAATAGATGGAATTTAAGTGGTTTAAGAAAAAGACCACAGGCTGTTGCATGGGCTGACACATTTTCAATATCAGATGCTGGACTATTAGTTCCAGGCGGGGTAGAAGAAGGAGAAGACTTTTTAATTCTTTCTGACCATAATAGAAGTGAAATAAACTTTACTAAACAAAGACTTGAAAATAGACAAAGAATGATTTCTGGTTCTATGCGTTCATATCATATCGCAGATAAGACAGGCGTATCTTGGTCATGGGACATGCTTCCATCAAGAGCCTATAGCGGAGACCCAGCATATAGTAACACAGGAGTAGTAACTGCCAACGGTCTTACCCCATACACTGTAGATAACGGTGCTGGTGGAGTAGATATCGTAAAGTGGTACGATAACCATCCAGGTTCATTTTATATGTTTTTAGCATACGATAGATTTGATAATTTTACTACTAGTGAGTATTCAAGGTTTGGTCAGTATAACGAGGTTATAGAGGTTTTGTTTGCAGGGTTTGATTATTCTGTTGTTAAACGAGGCGGAGAAACACACGACTTCTGGAACATATCTGTTACCCTTGAGGAAGTATAATGTTCAATGATGAAGAACTTTTAGATCATATAAAAACTAAAAATACATTACAAATAGAATCATTAGTAACTGCTGAATGGAATTTAAATGATTTAGAGAATATTTCTAATTATGGAAACTATAGATATAGACCAGGCAATGCAGCATCATCTATATATGTTAATTTAATTAATTCATATGATTCTAACGATACCGCGAACTATTATTTAGATGCTTTAGAATCTAAGACAGTTTCAGAGTATGCTGTAGATGACAACGATGCTTCTTTATTGTTTACTACAAATGAAGTAGATAGAGAATTATATTTTTCACTTAAAGAATGTTTTCAACCCTTTCGCCCACGCTCAGGTATAAACAAAGCCTTATGGTTTAATAATAAATATGTAGACAACATAAGATCAGGTAGAAGACCAAGATATTATATGGCTTCTAGATATGATAAATTTAAATACTGGAATTCGTATCGTAAAGAATCTGTAACATCTAATGATAATACTAGCACTTTTGAATTTGGTATATCTTCTGCTGTAGACTCAACTGTAGTTAGAGACTCAGGTGGAGATATAGTTTTTGCTGGAATTGGACACAAGATTGACGATGTTGCACCTTTTGTAACATACGAGACAGCACTTCCGTCAAATAGAATAGTTGTAAAAATGCAAACTAATCTTGCAGAAGATCCTATTGCAAATATAAGAACCTCTGACGGTCAAACAATAGTAGATCCTCTTGGAGATATAACTAAGTCTAGTATTCCTAAAAGATGGAAGATACAATACCTAGATGAAAATAATAATTGGGTAGAAGCAATATCATTTGATGAAAATAGTTTAAGAAGAGATAATACAAATATAGTTTCATGGGATGGATATACAGAAATATATTATGGAATAAAAGTTCCAGATGAATATAAAGACTCATTTAATTTTGTTGAATACCTTAGTGCCAGTACCCAACTTTCGTTTGGACTAACTAACGGAGAATCCTACATTGTTGGAGCAACCACATCAAGTCCTGGAACTCTGTATATTTGGAATTACGACTCTGGAGAATGGGACGTGTCAATTCCCGAATACGGATTCTCCTTATTAGAAGATGACGATACTAAAAGAATCGGTATGGTTAAAGATTTATCTGACCCCTTATTTTATACAATAAATAATCAAAGGGTATATAGAGATGTAGTATATCTAAAAGGATTAAGACTAGTAGTAGAAACTATGTATGGACCTAATACTACCTTTGATTTAATAGAACTATCTCCTAGATTAAAAGCAGACATATCTTCATATGTATTAAGTTTTGAAACTAATAAAACTATATCTAAATCTGACTATGGCTTGCCAGTAGGTGGCTTAGTAGCCTCAAACGGACAGGTTGAATTATTAAATTATGACGGGGCATTCAATGAAAATAATACTGACAGCCTTGTATATGGACTATTAAAACCAAATGTAAAGTTTGACTTCTATGAAGCAATATTAAATGTTAATGGCTATGATAAATTTATTCCTTTAAAAACTTTCTTTTCCGAAGAGTTCCCATCTGTTGTAGGTGGACTTTCAAATCTATCCATACCACTAAGAGATAACTTCTTTAGGCTAGAAACAATGACAGCCCCAAGCATCATGCTTAATAACACGACCTTAACAAAAGCAGTTGCAGTGCTTTTAGACTATATAGGATTTAGTAACTATGTATTTAAAAATATAACTAATACAAACGATCCAATCATTCCATATTTCTTTGTTGAGCCAGACGCTTCAGTAGCAGAGGTATTAGAAAGACTAGCAATAGCAACTCAAACAGCAATGTTCTTTGACGAATACAATAACTTTGTAGTAATGTCAAAAGAATACCTACTACCTGAAACTTATCAAAGAGAAGAAGATTATGTATTGTATGCAGAAAAAACTGCAGTATCTAGCGGATCAGTACTACCTAACATTATAAGTATTGATGGGGTAGAAACAAAAATTATTAATAATGGAAGAATTAACTATGTTACAAGATATATACAAAGATCTGTATCATCATTAAATCAAGCAATAAAAGTAGATCAAGATAGAACTTATGTTTATAAACCAGTATTGCTATGGGAGATAGCAGACCAACAAGAGACTAAAACAGTAAACGAGCAGTCAAAATCTGGTGGATACGCTTTGGGAGCGGTAGCATTAAATACAACACTATCAGCATCTGTACCATATGTTGAAAACAATATAATTAGAAATAACATTATAGACATTGGAGAAAACGTATACTGGCTACCAAGATTTCAAGGATACCTTTACGCTAATGGAGAAGTTATTAGATACGATGCAGTAGAGTATACAATTCCAGGACAAGGAACATTCTTTCTTACAAGTAATCAAGAGTATCAAAAATATTTTTCAACACTTCCCTTTAATGGAAAAATGTACGCTACTGGCAATATAAGAATTTATACAGAACCATTCTATGAAGAGTTAGACTCTGCAGCAGTAGTTGGATTAGAGCCAGGAGTTACTTACAAAAATGGTGTTGTAAAATCACATGGACGTGCACAATTTGGAACAACCGCAGTTGAGCATAACGCTGGTCTATCAAGTTACTGGTCAGACAATTCGTATGTTCGTGGCATAAAAATGGCATCTCAATTTTTATTTACAACTACACCAACAGCGTCTATTCCTTTTCCTACAAAAGTAGCACTTGGTCCAACAGTTGGAGCAGACACAACTACGGCAATTACTTCTTCTAGAACAGGAATTTTAGCAAACTTTATGAGACAAAATGTTCCAGATGATGACTTTGTTAAATCACTTAAAACAACTGCAAGCGGAACGGTTCAATCTTCTGCTTTTATTTTTACAGGACCAACCCCAATGCCAGCAACAATTAATAAAACAGATTTTGTAACTTATGTATACAAAGCAATGGATCAAGACTATAAACACTTTGGAACAAGAATGAGAATTATTGGAAAACCAGAAGCAAGCGAGAAAATACTAACAGCACAAAATGCTTCAGATTATTATTCCGTAGATCCTCAAACAGCAAACGAACCTTCAACAGTAGTAGGTGGGTCTGGTGGTATTGCAGCAATGGTAAACCCAGATAATAACTATGGATACTTTTTTGAAATTATATCTTTAACTGGAGATAATTTACAAAAATATACACTAGCAGATGCTGTTACTAACCAGACAACTAGCGTATTGCACAATATTGTATTTTATAAAGTTCAGCCAGGAACCGTAAATGGTGCTACAGTAGCAGTTCCGTATAAGTTGTACGGAGGACTAACCCAGATACTTGTTGATGAAGGAAAGTTTGTTGGACAAGATAGACTACTAAATCAAAAAAATCCAACGGTATACGATTTAGCCATTGAATATGAAAACATAGGTACAACTAGAAGATTCTATCTATATCTAAATAACATATTAATATCTACAGTAGATGATACAGATCCTTTGCCAGCATATAATAATATTGCTTTGTTTACCCGCGGCTCATCAAAATGTATGTTTGAAAATGTATATGCATTAAAGAATTTACAAAGTAAAGAAAGTAGTGTATCTGTAGTAAACAGTGTATCAAATGTATTTTCAAATAGAGATATATCTTCTTCTGACGCTATAAGAAAGTATGCTGTATCTGGCTTGGTCCAGTCAACATATCTTTCTGGAATTAGTTCGAACAATGCTCCAAAATACTCTATATACTTTGAAGAGTTTGGAACTATACTAAGAGAGTGTGCTTATTTTAATATTAAGTATGACAAAGCATTCCCAGCATTTCTTGCTTTCCTTGCCCCAACTTTTAACAGCGAGAAAACCTATACCGTGTCTGGTTTTAGGGCTGGCTCATACGGAGCAGAGTTCTTAATATTCAATAATACAGATAAGGCAATTGTGCTAGATGAAACTTCGGGTAGTTATTTAAGAATAGTAGGAGTAACATTTACTCAAAATACTTCTAATGTATTAACTGTTGATGACTACTATAGAGACATATCTAATTTTTCAGACCCTATTGTTGTTAATAATACCATTAGGTCTCCTCAAAGGGCAGATAAAATATATCAAGATGTTAAGTTAAGTAGATCTAAATATGGAGATAGATCTTTTTCTTTAGACTCTGCATATATTCAAAGTAGTGATTTAGCAAGAGATATAATGGAATGGATGGTTAAAAAAACAGTTAAGCCAAGAAAGACTATGTCTATTCAAACCTTTGGAACCCCACACTTACAATTAGGGGATATTGTAAAAATTAACTATACCCTTCCAGATGACGACCTGTTTGTAGATCCAGATAAAAAATTTGTTATATCAGAAATATCATACTCTAGATCTTCTGGAGGAGTTTCTAATAGACTTAAGGTCGTGGAAGTATAATGGCAAAAATAGATAAAAATACTGGAAAGGTAACTGTTCAAAAAGGAGATACTCCTGCAAAAATTGCAAAAGATCTTTCTGCACAACTTAAACAACAAGTAACTACAAAACAAGTTCAACAAGCAATAACACAAAATAAAACTTTGGCTGCTAGACAAAAAGCAGGAACAACTGTTTTGTTTTCTGGTACAAATTTTAAGTTTAATTCTGGAATTGTTAAACAACAACAGTCAAGCAATAATCCACCGCCGCCAGATACAAACTATAGTAATTCAGAGCCAGTAGTCCAACTTCCTCCACCACCACCACAAATGGTTAGGGTTCCAGAAAGAGACGTAGTAAGTCTTGCACAAGAAACCGTAAGTGCAGAAACAATAACTAATCTATTATTTGAAAACGTTGGGGCCAATGAATTAACTAAGTTTGTTAGACACGATACAGTCGAGGGTATAAATCCATACTATGATGTTATATCTAACCTATCAGATATTAAAAGAAAATTTGACCCTTCTAGCCTTATATCTCTTCAAAAAACAGACTCTTCATTTTTTGATATATTCCCTATTAAACTACAAGATAAAATCCCTTCTGACACATACCTTTTAGAAAATAATTTAACTGATTATCTTTATATAGATACTAATGGAGATTTAGTTATTGAAGTTGTTAATTTAAAAGATTCTGAAATTGTAGAAATTGAGATAGACACAAGTGGTACAATATTTGAAGTGGATCAATTATGATAACAAATAACGGAAAACAGATTATTGCAAAGTTCCTACTTGGACAAGCACCTGCTTTTGCCACCCATATAGCCGCTGGAAGCGGTCCTAAGCCACTAGAAACAGGAGAGGCATCATTAGTATCAGCCTCCGTACAATCCCTTGATTTTGAGGTTTTTAGGGTTCCAATTATAGCCAAAGGTTTTGTTAAAGAGGACAATGTAGAAAAAATTGTATTTAAAGCAGAAATGCCAACAAGCCAAAGATACCTTATATCAGAGGTTGGACTATACCCAGCAGGAGCAAACTCTGTTGCTGGAAAGTATGATAGCAAACTGATAGTTACCTTTAGCCCTATTGAACAATGGTCTTATGTTGTAACAGGAGCAGCATCACCAGTTTTATTACAGCCAAACGGTGCAATTGACAGCGGAGACAATAACGGCAATATCACAACATCTTTATCAGCACAATTTGTTAACTCTGACTCAGATATCTTTAATAACAATACAAGAAAGATAAGACAAGAGCCCCCAAGACTACTAAGCAAAGCATTGATGGTAAGTGGAAGTAGTTCTTACATAAACTCATCCTATACTATACCAGAGGGTGCAGCATATTTAGAAAATTCTACATTAAACTTTGATCTAAGTAGAAATAACCCTACAGATAAAATTAAAATAGCACTAAGCCTAGTAAGTAGAACTTTTAGTCAAAATACAAACCCAGATAATGTTAGAATAGTAATTCAGTTTATAAATAACGTTTCTAATATTGATTCAGAACGTCCAAAGGCAACGTTGAATATAGGACTAACCTCTGCTGATTTTACACAAGACGGTTCAGCAAACAGATATCTTGTAATCACAAGAGATATATCACAATTAATTAAAGATGATAATTTTTCTTTTGCAAACATTAACTACATCAAGATATTTACTTCTGTATTAAGTTCGGGGGTACCTACAAACAATTACTTTATTATTTATGACGGTATGAGAATAGAAAATATATCTACTCTAAACCCTCTTTATTCACTAGTAGGATACAATTTAATATCTACACAGAACGCTTTACCTATTTTAAAATCAGAAAATACTAATAACTATATTGAGTATAGGTTTGGGTTGGGCGTTGATGGATAGTGGCAAAGTTTAGAATTCCTTTAGAAAAATTGCCTCCACCTTATAAAAATGGAAAACATTCTATTAGATTTAGAATATCCTCAGAAGATAGAAACAGTATTTCAGAATGGTCTAAAATTTTTAGTTTAACAAGCATTGGTCAAATTAGCCCAAATCAAGTAGATGCAAGAGTTGTAGCACTTAAAGAAGGTGGTCCTTACGAATTAAATTGGAAAGAAGAAATAACAATAGACCTACCTTCTGGAAGTGTTGTAAGAAGAAAAATTTCTGAATATGATCTTTTTATAAAGTGGGACTATTATGCAGATTTTGAGTTTTATGGAAGAATTGCAAATAATAGTACAGTGATATTTTCAGAAGAAGGAGAAAGTCCAACATCTTTAAGAGTTGTAGGACAACTTCCAAGTTATCCTTTCCCACCAGAAAAAATAGAAAGTATTCAAGTTTTTGATACAGGTGTAATAGAGTTATGACATATCCAAAAGTATTTGATTCTTCTACTGGGCAGTGGACAAGTCTTTTTCAAGAAGCAGTAAATATAAACGCAATTGGCGGGGTAAACATAGTAAGCGCTTCTGCCAATGATATATTGATTTATAATACTCCCTCTGCAGCATTTGTTAATAGTTCTATAGAAAATTTGTTGTCTAATAAAAATATTTCTACTTCTACCCTAACTACATCTGGAGTTGCTAATTTAAATAGTGCTTCGGTAATAAACAATGCAAATATTAATGGAAACCTCGTTGTTGGAAGTAGTTTAACCGTAAACGGTGTTTTAATTACAGGATCATCTCCATCTGCAACAGTTACTACAGAACAAATTCAAGATGCAGCAGCACCTTTATTTAATCATGCTTTTCATACAAACATAACAGCAACCTACGATGACGACAGCAATAGAGTATTACTTTCTGCCTCAGCCTCGCCTACAACAGAAGAAATACAAGATGCAGCAGCCCCTCTTTTAAATCACGCATTTCACACAAACATAACAGCAACATATGATGACGCTAATAATAGAATTCTTTTATCTGCATCAGCCTCTTCTGCTTCAGTAATTGTTACAACAGAAGAAATACAAGATGCAGCAGCACCATTGTTAAACCATAATTTTCACACTAACATAACAGCAACCTACGATGACGCTAATAATAGAATTCTTTTAAATGGTTCGGCTGCTAGTGGATCTGGAAGCGCTGCACCAATAACTAATTTTTATGATATTGTTAGGGACTTTGGAGCAGTTTCAAATGAAGCAGATTCAAGATCAAAAATTCAAAATGCATTAAATGCAGCAAGAGATGCTGGTGGGGGAACGGTATACATTCCAAGTGGGCTATGGAATTTAAGTTCTGGACTTAGAATTTATTCTTATACAACTCTTTTAATGTCAAAATTTGCTTACATGAGAAAAGAATACTCTGGTGGTAGTATGTTGTGGAATGGAGATACTGGTGCATCTTATTCTGAATATTCTGGACAGTCTAATATTAAAGTTATAGGTGGAGACTGGGATTGTAGAGCAACCGCATATCCTTTTAATCCATCTAATATATTTAGTTTTGCACATGGAGACAATATAGTTGTAGAACAATCAACATTTAGAAATGTTGGTGGATTTCATGCTATAGAAATAAATAGTTCTAAGACAGTAAGAATTAAAGATTGTAAATTTATTGGGTTTGTTGATACTGGAGGAAGGAGTTATTCAGAGGCTATACAAATAGATGGTGCATTTAGGTCTACGGTATTTGGAGAATTTGGATCTTACGATAAAACAACTTGTAAAGATGTAACCGTAGAAGGCTGTTATTTTGGATCTTCTGGATTTGCTGGTACAGTAGCATGGCCAACTGGTGTTGGAAGTCACTCTGCAGATACAAGTGGATCAACAGTTTTAGCAGAAAGATATCACGAAGAAATTAAAGTAATTAATAACACATTTGATGGGATGACAGAATATGCTGTTAGATCAGATGCTGTTTGGAGAGAAGCAATTATTCAAGGTAATAATTTTTCTGAATGTGCTGGCGGAGTTGGACTAGGTTTTAGAACAACCTCTACTTCAGATTCATGGCATACATCTTTTAATATAAGTATTCAAAATAACATATTCCAACAAAGTCAATCTACAGGAAGAGATTGTATAACTGCTAGAAACATAGACGGCTTAGTTATATCTGGAAATCATTTTAGACCATCCCCTGCAGTTACAACTGGAAGACATGCAATATATCTTGCAGATTGCGTAGAAGCCTTGGTTACCTCTAATCGAATTGAGTGGGTAATGAGACACGGTATTATTTTAGAAAATTCTGATGATTGTATGATAACTAATAATATGATAAAGAATGTGTCTACTGAAACAAGCAACACTTATAGTTTTATATTTATAGATCTTGTTTCTACCAGATGCTCTATAATAGGTAATAGGATGTACAAAGGTACTTCATCAGGCAATATAGCACTTTACGGTTTAAGAATTACTGGAGGTAGTGGTATGACAACTTTTGGAAATTATGCTGGCACTGCTGCTACGACTCCATATTTAAATAGTTCTACTTCAATCTACACATCTACTACAAACGCTTAACTGATATAATTAACTAGGAGATAAAATGGCAGCCATACCCTTACCAGAACGTGGGCAACCACTAGACGTAAACTATATCTATGATATGGTAAGTCAGATTAATTCAATTGCTAACACAATTGCTATTAGGGCTACCTCTACATCAAAGGTTAATGAAAACACAGATACTACCAGTAATTTAAAGATGTTTTCAGCAACTAAAACTTTAAGTACAACAAACGCATCAGGAAATACAACTGAGTCATTTTTCTTTACATACCCAGAGTTTAAGTTTACCCCAGTTGTAACAGCAACAATTATAAACAATACTGGCTCTACTACTGGAGACGATGTAATATGTACATTAAGAAATGTTGGAACATCCAGAGCAGAAGGGGTAGTAAGATTTAATACCTCTGGTGCTGTAAATTTGTCAGTAAGTGTAATAGCAATCGGCATAGCGCCTTAAGATATGATATACTTTTTCAACTATGGCAAAAATAATTAACAATACGCACATTGAGTGCAGCAAGTGTGAAGGAAGAATGTTAGTAGATAGAGTTTTTTCTTCCTACGATCACTTAGAACTATATTGCTTAGTTTGTGGGAAAAGAGAAATGTATAACCATCCAGATAGACACGGAGAAGTTGCCCAGTGGATAATGAAAGCAGAAAAGACCAGAGCCAAGATACTTGGAAGCAATCTATAAAACCAAGTTCTAGAATATTCTTTTTTAATAAAGAACTAGTAAGATTAATTCATTTTAATCGTGCCAATGATATATGTGAAATTTATAATTTTATAAAAGATAAAGAGCAAACCCTATTATATTCAGACTTTAAAAAACATAGAAAAAGAGCATATACAGTTAAAAATACTATAAAAATATTTGGAAGATCTAGAATACAACTAGAAAGATGGATTACAAAAGGGTTAGTAGATCCACCAACTGGGGCAGTTGCTGGGGGTAAAAGAATATTTGGAGAATATGCTTATTACTCAGAAGAGGACCTATTTACAATTAGGTCAACTATTGCTACAATAAGTATAGGTAGACCAAGAAAAGACGGTAGGGTTAATGCATCAAAAAATATTCCTACTGAAAAAGAGTTGCGTTCTTTGATTGGAGATGCTATTATGTTATATACAAGAACTAAGGATGGGGAATATATCCCTGTTTGGGCAGAAGAAACGTGGTAATTATGTCTGACAAAACAACAGTATCCGTAACACTAGGGTATACATTAAATTTAGGCAATTTTCAAAGTCTTAGACTAGATCTAGGATGTACAGATTTTGTTCGAGAAGGCGAAGACAAAGATGCAGCAATGGAAAGAATATATGAGTTTATTGAATCAAAGGTTGTTGCTAAAATTGAGGAAGCCAAGAAAGAAATAGAGTAGTGGCAGAAAAGCAATTACGTCATGCATTACTTACGAGATATAAAAAACTGGCTATTTCTAATAGTATTGATATTAATATTAATATTCATGTAGAACAGTGGGCTGCAGATTCTTTGATAGAATCTTATGGTTTAGATATGTGTTATGAATTATTAGATTATTATTTTAGAATATGTGAAACCCCTTCTTGGAAATGGTTTGCAAATAATGCAGACAAACTTTATAAAAACTTGCAAGGTAAAAAAGAAGATGATAGAATTAGAGGCTTAATGAAACAACAAGCAAAAGATTGGTTAAACAAATAATGTCAGCAGATCTAGAGGGTAAAGTATTATCTGCTGTATTAAAAGATAAACAAATACATATATTATTACAAGCGAATCCAGATTCTTTATTTAAGACTCATAAAGATGTATGGGATTTTATTAGAACATATCAAGAACAAAATAGTTCAGTACCACCAATTAATTTAGTAATAGAAAAATTTAGAGACTTTGATCCAGTTGGAGAAATTGGTGGAACAAAACATCATTTAGAAGAATTAAGAACAGAACATTTACAAAGTAGTTTAAGCAATGTTCTTATGGATACAGCAAGTAAATTAAAATTAAATCAACCAGTAGAAGCACTAAACAGTATTATTTCTAAGACTGCTGATCTAAAAAGAATTACTGCAGAGATTAGAGATATTGATGCTGTAGATATAGACGATGCTGTAGCATACTATGAACACGTAAAGGAGATGCATGATCAAGGCATTCACGGTATTCAAACAGGTCTTGCAGGTTTTGACAACTATCTTCCTGCGGGTATTACTGCTGGTCAGTTTGGTATTCTTCTTGCTTATCCTGCTATTGGTAAGTCTTGGCTCGCACTTTTTGTGGCTGTTCAAGCATGGAAGAATGGAAGAAAACCACTTTTCGTTTCTTTAGAAATGACAGAGTCAGAAGTTCGTAATCGTGCATATACAATTATGGGGCAAGGAATGTGGTCACACAGAAAACTAAGTTCTGGAATTATCGATACAGAGTCATTTAAGAATTGGGGTAAGACTCACTTAGAAAGAATGCCGTCTTTTCATATAGTTTCTAATGATGGACTAGGAGAAGTGTCTCCATCAATTTTGCGGGGTAAGATAGATCAATATAAACCAGACATAGTATTTGTTGACTATATTCAATTAATGCAATCAAATAACTATACTGATAATGAAGTAGTAAAGATTAAAAATATATCTAGAGAATTAAAGATCCTTGCTATATCTGAACAAGTTCCTATTGTAGCAATTGCATCAGCAACACCAGATGATGCAACTGACATGTATACCGTTCCATCACTTGGACAGGTAGCATGGTCAAGACAATTGGCTTATGATGCAGATTGGGTATTGGCATTAGGTCGTGCACAGGGAAGTAGTATTTTAGAGTGTGTCTTTAGAAAAAACCGTCATGGATTTTGTGGAGAATTTATGATAGATATAGATTTTGACTCTGGAAGGTTTATGTATAAGGATACTGAGGGAATTGCTTAAATACAAGATATAATTTAAGTATGACTTACAGCCACAAAAGAATAGAGAAGTTTTCCCTAGAGGGTGAGATCTTTGACGACTCTCATATCTCAAGATTAAAAGATCAATATATTTTTATGGTCGTTAATGGAATGAGAAATCAAGGTTACGTTCCTAGATACGACATTGACACAGACTTTACTATAAGTTATAATGGTAAGACATTTGATTTTAAATTATCGGTTTACGGAGTGCATGTTGGAAAAGGTAAAGCAAAATGTATACTAGGAATAGACAAGAACACAATCGTTCAATCTCTTACTACTCAGAAAACCAAATCAGAAGAAGTCTTTTAGCCTCTGGCATAGACATAGTATCAGAAGTAGATATAGATTTTATTATTTACTGCCCATTTCATAATAACTCAAGAACACCTGCTGCAGAAATACACAAAACAAATGGAATGTTTTACTGCTTTGCTTGTCAAGAAACAAAAGAACTTACAGAAGTTATTATGCAAGCCTCTGGCAGATCATACTTTGAAGCAGCAAGACTTATTGACTCTAAATCAGATGATAGAAATTTAGTAGAAGTATTACAAGAAACATTAGATAAAAAAGTAGAATTTAAAGAGTATGACCTAGAAGTGATAGAAAGATTACATCAAAGTGTATTTACAAATCCAAAGGCTATTAAGTATTATCAGGATAGAAAGATAGATAAAGATAGTGTAGTTAAGTATAAACTTGGATACTCCGAAAAACAGGACATGGTAACCATTCCAGTTTATTCACCAGATGGCATGTGCTTAGGATTTGTTGGCAGATCAACAGAAGGCAAGGTATTTAAAAACACACCTGGCTTACCTAAAAGCAAAACTTTATTTAATTTACAAAGAGCAAAGAGATATGACAAAGTTTTTGTTGTAGAATCATCCTTTGATGCAATAAGGCTAGAGCAGGTGGGTGTTCATGCTGTTGCAACCTTGGGTGCTACTATTTCAAAAGAACAAAGAAAACTTCTAAAGCAATACTTTAATCAAGTTATAGTTTTAGGAGATAACGATGAGGCTGGTCAAAATATGTCAAAGAAAATGATTGCATATTTTGGAACAGGTTGTATGGCTCCACCACTTCCAGAGGGTATAAAGGATGTGTCCGATTTGTCTAATGAAGACTTAAAAAACTTTGTAGATAGATTTGACGACATGCTATCCTCTATGCTAAAATAGATACAAGGCTCATTTACAGAGCAAACATTAAGGAGAAAAAAGTATGTCAATTATAAAAGGTCTAAAAAACATTGAAGCAATTATTGATAAGCCAAAATCAAATGTTTCAGGAGAAAAGGTAAGTTGGCTAAAATTAGATGATGGTCAAAGTACCCAAATAAGATTCATTAGTGAATTAGATGCAGACTCACCAACGTATGACGAAAAGCGTGGTCTTGCAATTGTTGTAAGTGAACACTCAAACCCAGATGACTATAAGCGTAAGTCTGTTTGTACAACAGACACACAAGGTCGTTGCTTTGGTTGTGAAATGTTTAGAAAAGATCCAAAGAGTGGATGGAGAGCACGTTTAAGATTCTATTGCAACGTATTAGTTGATAACGGAATTGATGCACCACATGTTGCAGTATGGAGCATGGGAGTAAGCAAGGCTGCTACTTTCAACACAATTAGAGAATACGCGTCAGATTCTCCAAGTATTTCAAATATGACTTGGAAATTAAAACGTAATGGCAAGGGAACAGAAACTAACTACGTATTGCTTCCACAAAAGCAAGACTCAGATCCATTTAATTGGGGTACTTATGAATACCCTAACTTAGAAAAGGTTGTTAGAGAAGTACCTTATGCAGATCAAGAAAATTTTTACATTGGTTTTAGTAACCAAGCAACCTCAACATCTGTTGACTGGTAAACAATTTGGGGGAGCGAAATATCTCCCCCATCACATTAAGGATTAAATTTGAATTACGCACCTCTTCACGTTCATACTCATTATTCACTTATGGACGGAGTAGCGACACCAGAAGAATATTGTAAACGTGCAAAGTCTTTGGGTATGCCCGCTATTGCAATTACAGATCACGGTGCACTATCTGGACATCGTCCAATGTATCGTGCTGCAAAAGAGCAGGGTATAAAACCAATCCTTGGTATAGAAGGATATATAACATTAGATAGATTTGATAAAAGAGATAAGTTAGAAAGAACAGGAGATCCTTTAGATTTAGTTTATAATCATATAGTTATTCTTGCAAAGAATCAAAAGGGTTTAGAAAATTTAAATAAATTAAATGAATTAGCATGGACAGAAGGATTTTACAGAAAACCTAGAATAGATTTTGAAATACTAGAAAAGTATAAAGAGGGGTTAATTGTTTCTACCGCTTGCCCTAGTGGCATGATCAATAAGGCTCTTGAGTTTAATGAATATGCTGTTGCCAAAAAGCACTTGACTTGGTTTAAGAACACCTTCGGTGATGATTTTTATGTGGAGATAATGCCACACAATAGTCGTGAGATGAATCATGAACTTCTAAGTCTAGCAGATAGCATGGACATAAAGGTAATTGTTACTCCAGATTGCCACCATTCACACCCTGACCAAAAGGTAGTTCAAGAAATTATGCTTCTTTTAAACACACATGCCAAGTTAGATAAAGACGCTAAGTTTGAAAAGTCACAAAAGATAAGTGACCCTATGAAGAAACTCGATTACCTATATGGTGAAGATCGTCAAATGTCATTTAGAACATTTGATATACATTTATTATCATATGAAGAAATGAAACAAGCCATGAATATGCAGGGTATAACTAGAGAAGATATATATACTAATACTTTAGACATAGTAGATAAGATAGAAGATTATGATATTAAATCAGGATTAGATTTGCTACCCACAAAAACAGATGATCCTCATCAAGGACTTGTTGATTTAGTTTTAAAGGGCATGGTAGAAAAAGAATTATATGATATTCCAGAATATAAAGAAAGAATGCAAGAAGAACTAGATATTATTAGAGATAAAAACTTTTCTCCATACTTTTTGATTGTAAGTAATATGTTAAATTGGGCTAAGGAGCAAGGCATATTGGTAGGTCCTGGTAGAGGATCTGCCGCTGGATCACTAGTTTGTTATGCTTTAGGAATAACTGATGTTGATCCAATTAAATATGGACTTCTATTTTTTAGATTCGTAAACCCAGACCGTAATGACTTTCCAGATATTGATTCAGACATTGCAGATTCAAGACGTGACGAGTTAAAAACATACTTAGAACAAGAGTATGAAAACGTTGCTTCTATTGCTACCTTCTTAGAGTTTAGAGGAAAGGGTATTGTTAGAGATGTATCAAGAGCATTTAATATACCTTTGTCAGAAGTAAACAAGGTTTTAAAAACAGTAGATGATTGGGACGACTTTACATCAAGTAAAACTGCTCAATGGTTTAGATTAAAATATCCAGATGTAGTAAAGTACGGAGAGCAACTTCGTGGTCGCATTCGTGGTACAGGAATTCACGCTGCTGGAGTAGTAACTTCTAAAGAACCTATTTTTAAATATGCACCAATGGAAACTCGTACTGCTCCAGGAACTAAGGAAAGAATTCCAGTAGTTGCCGTGGACATGAACGAAGCAGCAGATATTGGACTTATTAAACTAGATGTTCTTGGACTAAAAACTTTAACAGTTATTGATGACACAATAAAAATTATTAAAGAAAGACATAAGATAGATATTAAGTTAAAAGAAATAGATCTTAATGATAAAAAGGTTTACGAAATGCTTTCAGATGGAAGAACTAAGGGAGTGTTTCAATGTGAGGCAGCACCTTATACAAACTTGTTGGTAAAGATGGGTGTTAGCAACTTAGATGAACTTGCTGCATCAAATGCATTAGTAAGACCTGGCGCTATGAATACAATTGGTAAAACTTACTTAGCAAGAAAACATGGAAGAGCAATCACGGAATATATTCATCCCATTATGCAACAGTTTACAAAAGATACTTATGGATGCGTTCTGTATCAAGAACAGGTGATGCAAGCCTGTGTTTATCTTGGCGGAATGAGTATGGCAGAGTCAGATAAGGTTCGTAAAATTATTGGTAAGAAAAAAGATGCAAAAGAATTTGACGTGTTTAAAGAGAGGTTTGTTATTGGTGCATCAAAACATATTACCCAGTTCAAAGCAGAAGGCCTATGGCACGATTTTGAGGCTCACGCAGGGTACTCATTTAATAAGTCACACGCAGTTGCTTACTCTATGCTTTCATACTGGACAGCATGGTTAAAGTATTACTATCCTATTGAATTCATCTATTCATTGTTAAAGAATGAACAAGATAAAGATGCTAGAACAGAATATCTTATTGAAGCAAAGCGTATGGGTATAGCACTTAAACTTCCTCACATAAATGAATCTGATAGTGATTTTAAGATCGAGGGTAAAGGAATAAGAATAGGGCTATCTGCTATTAAATGGATCTCTGATGGAATTGCTTCTAAGATTATAAATAAAAGACCATTTAAAACATATCAAGAGTTTTATGATTTTGTTTTCAAAAAAGGTAGTGGGGTAAACTCAAGAGCGCTTTCTGCATTAGATGCTGTTGGTGCCTTAACTTTTCCCGATAATCCTAGAAATGATGTAACAGTAAAAGAAAACCTTTATGAGTATTTAAATTTACCAGAATTTAAAACAAGTGTTCCTCAACATTATTATGCCTATATAGATGATGTTGAAGACTTTGAAGAAACTGGAGTGTTTATTCTTATGGGTGTAATTAAAAACATTAAACGCGGCAAAGGATGGTCTCGTGTTGAGTTAATGGATTCTACTGGCATGGTTGGAATATTTGATGATGAAGAGACCAAGATAGAGCCAGGTAAGACATATGTTATGGCGGTAGCAAGTAACAGAATTATGGAAGCAGTTCCAGTAGAAGATATAAAAGATTCTTTAAATAATCCATTAATTAAGTTTTTAAATTATAAAACTTTACCCTATGGAAATGATGAGTATTATGTGCTATCATTTAAACCTAGAACAACAAAAACAGGAAAGAAGATGGCTAACATGATTGTTGCCGATGCAAGTAGAGATATGAAACCTATTGTAATATTCCCAACTAAATTTTCAGAGGGATTTATGAAGTGCGAGCCAGGTAAGGCAAAGAAAATGACTTTTGAAGTAACAAAAGATGGAACAGAAATACTCAGAGAGGTAGTAAATGGTTAATAAGATGGATAATAAAATACAAGGAATATCAACAGAAGAGTTTCTTTCACAACTAGAACCAAGTCTAAGAAAAAGATTAAGTAATGCTACTGATGTAGAAATTACAAAACAAAAAACTCCAAGTCCTAGTTTAAATAACGCACTTAGAGGTGGCTTTGCATACGGAAGACAAGTTTTAGTTTGGGGCAACAAGTCTGCTGGTAAATCATCATTTTGTTTACAGATGATTGGAGAAGCACAAAAAGAGGGAAAGTTATGTGCGTGGATAGATGCTGAACAATCTTTTGATCCTATTTGGGCACAAAAACTTGGGGTAGATACAGATAAATTAATTTACTCTGAAGCAAGAACTATTAATGATATGGTTGATGTCGCTACTCAACTAATGAAAGCAAAAGTAGATATACTAATTGTTGATTCTATATCTGCATTACTACCTGCTATTTATTTTGAAAAAGATTCAGCAGAATTAAAACAACTAGAAAATACTAAACAGATAGGTGCAGAGGCTAAAGATATGACTAATGCAGTTAAGATGCTTAACTACGCTAATAACCAAGAAGCCAAAACACTATTGGTATTGATATCACAACAAAGAAATAACATTGGTGCAATGTATGCTTCTCACATGCCTACAGGTGGACAAGCAGTCAAGTTCTTCTCAAGCACTGTAATTAAACTATGGTCAAGTGAATCAGAAAATCAAGCAATTAAAGGTAAGATTGCTGTTGGAGATAAGTTAATTGAATCTAAAATTGGCCGCATTGTAAATTGGCATGTAGATTTTAATAAGACTGGTCCAGCATTTATTAGTGGATCTTATGATTTTTATTTTGACTCTGAAGAAGTTGGTATTGATAAAGTTGCCGACTTAGTAGATACAGCAGAATTGGTTGGAGTTATTGAAAAAGGTGGAGCATGGTATACAGTATTTGAAGAAAGACTTCAAGGTAGAGCAAAAGTAATTGAATACTTAAAACAAAACCCAGATAAGTTAAAAGAACTTGAATCAAAACTTAACTCCTAAATATACTTTATATAATGGCAAATTTATTTGTCAAACATGTAAAGAAACAGTACAGACAGCAAGAATGTATAAAGAAAATCAAGACTTGACTTGGATGTGTGCTAACAAGCATTTATCTAAAGTTAATTTTAATGTAAGGGGATATTGATGAGTGAGCGTGGAGAACTAAAACGCATTGGTGCCAAGCCACACATTAATTCAGGCAGGGGACCAGTCAAGGCTGACGGATCGTTGGATGACTTCGTTGTAGATGTCAAAGAATATTCTAAATCCTACTCCGTTAGCCGAGACTCTTGGGCAAAGATTGTGTCAGACACAATGCAGGTAGATAGAAAAAAAGATCCAGTACTTATGGTTGTACTTGGAGAAGGAAATAAAAAAGTTAGACTTGCTATAATTGAGTGGGAAGTATTCGAACAGTTAAGAGAGAATAATGGATAATACGGTAGATCTATTAAATAATGTAACAAAGTTTAATGAAATATCAGAGTATATGCAAGATGAAGAATTAACTAAAGCGTTAGTTATGATTGCTAAGTTAATTGCTAATCCAGACATACCCCCAGCAAAAGCAACACTGTCTATTACTCAGTTACAAGCATACTCAGCAAAGTTTGCAATGCTTGCCGCTTGGTATTCACATGTAAAAAAAGATGAAAGAGCAAAGAAAAATATTTACTATACAGCAAGAGAAGCGGTAGACAAATTAGTGGATGCCCTTAAATATAATGTAAGGAATTCCTAGTGACTAAAAGATTAATGAAAAAGATTGTTCCAGTTAAAGAGGTTTCTAAAGAAGAAACTAAGATTGATACCAAGGCAATAATTAAAAAAATACAAGATGGCTATGAGCATAAAAAGGGAATGACCTTTAAAAAAAGAGTGGGATTCACGCCATCTGGATTAACATATGGTGCTGGACATTGTCCAAGATTTTGGTATTTATGGTTTGAGGGAAACGAAGCAGAAAATACTAACGATTGGTATTCAGTTGCTAATATGGATTCTGGTACTGATAGACATACTAGAATCGAACAAGCAATGGAAGATGCTGGAATATTAGTACATAAAGAATTATCCATTAAGAATGAAGATCCCATTATATCTGCAAAAACAGATGCAATTATTAATTGGGACGGTATGGAAATACTTACTGAAATAAAAACATCTAATGAAGAATCCTTTCATAGAACTACTAAACCAAGAAACTATAATATAGAACAACTATTAATCTATATGAAGATATTAAAGAAGTCATTTGCCTTTTTGATATATGAAAATAAAAATACTCACGAATTAAAGTTCTTTCCTGTAAACTTAAATCAAAAGTATAAGGACTTTATAAACTATTTCTTTGATTGGATGAGAAGGGTCCAAAAGGCTTTTGATGATAAACAACTTCCAGAAAATCCATATAGAAATAAGTTTGAAAATAAAGTATGTAAAAGTTGTGATTTTTTCAAAGTGTGTCAAACTAAGCCAGTTGGGGACATTAAGATCGAGGCTAGGAAAAATCTTGAATGAACAAAATATGTCAGTGGTGCGAAAAAGATTTTTTTACAAAAAGTAAGAATCAAATATATTGCTCTGTTGATTGTAGAACTAATGCTACAAAACAAAAAATTACACAAAGATACCAGATGTCTAAATTTAAAAGTAGATTTGGAAAAGAAAGAAGATGTGCTGGAGGATGCGGAACCTTGTTAAGTGCCTATAACGATGCAACATTTTGTAATTCTTGTTTGGTTAATAACAAAAAAGTAGACAAATTTATTAAAGATATTAAGGATTATTTTGATTATGAAAAAGAATAGATTATTAAGCATAGGACTTCCAAGTAAAATTTTAGCGATAGATGCTTCAACCAATTCTATGGCTTTTTCTATATTTGTAGATAAAAAATTACATAAGTATGGAAAAATTAATTTTAGTGGAAAGCATGTGTACGAAAAAGCAGGAGACGCTTGTAAAAAATTAATACCATTTCTTAAAGATTTTAACATTGATGCTGTTGTTATTGAGTCAGCAATATATACTAACTCTCAAAAAACTGCTATGAACTTAGCATTGGTTCAAGGTGCTATTATTGGTTCAGTTCAAATGTATGAATCTAGACCAGTAGTTTCTTGTTCTCCAGTTGCTTGGCAAAATTGGATTGGTAATAAAAAACTTACTAAAGATGAAAAATTAAAAATCAGAGAAGATAACCCAGGAGATCACTCATTTTCTTGGTATAAGCAAAAAGAAAGAGAGTTTAGAAAAGAAAGAACTATTAAATGGGTAAACATAAATTTTGATACAGATATAGATGATGACGATGTTGCTGACGCAGTCGCAATGGGTTGGTATTCAAGTAACAATTGGTTTAAGTTAGCAGAAGAACCTAAAAATGTTGACAAGTCTCAGGGATAATGATAAAATGAAACTGTATACAAGTAAGGCTTGGCTAACGAAAAGGTATCAAGTTGATAAAAAAACACCAGAGCAAATTGCAAAAGAATGTGGGGCGTCTGTTGAAACAATATATGTGTATCTTGCCAAGTTTGGTCTTAGAAAGTCAAAGAGGTAATTATGGCAGAATATAAAACTCCAAACTTTGAAAAAGAACTTGAAGATAGAATGAAATTCATTCGTGATGTCTCAACTCAAGCACCTGCGGGTAGAAAAATATTAGAAGAATGTCTTGATATAGCAGAGTTATTAATAACTAAGAATAAATCATATGGTAGTTCATATAGCCATCCTATTAATATATTTAGTAAATCTGATCCTAAAGAGCAATTATATATTCGTATTGATGATAAACTTAATAGAATACATAAAGGTAAAGAATATGCATCAGAGGATACTATTTTAGATCTTATTGGATACCTCGTATTATTAAGGACATTAGATGACAACAGATGATTTAGTAAAACACTTAGACCTTGTAAACCAAGTTGCTTCTGAGTACCTAAAAGGCTTTGATGCTTCTCAAATTTCAAACACTTTAGACATTCCACGTCCAAGAGTTATGGCATTACTTAATGACTGGCGCTCTATGGTTTCAAACAATCAAGCAATTCACGCAAGAGCAAAAGAAGCACTTGCTGGAGCAGATCAACACTACTCATCTTTAATTAGAAAAACATATGAGGTTATAGATGCTGCAGATTCTAGTGCAAACCTAACAGCAAAAACAACCGCTATCAAACTGATAGCAGACATTGAAAGCAAGAGACTTGAGATGCTGCAAAAAGCGGGGTTGTTAGATAATAAAGAAATAGCAGAACAAATTATTGAAATGGAAAGAAAGCATGACATATTAATAAAGATATTAAAGGATATTGCTTCAAGCCATCCAGAAATTAGGGAAGAGATAATGAAACGTCTTTCTGAAATTCAAACTGAGGTGATTGTAATTGACAACGATTGATTTTAGTGACTTTATAGAAGCACTAGATGAAAGTCCTTTTTTAGAACTACCAGTAGATGTTAAAACATTTGTTATGAGTAAAGACTATTTAAATCAACCAGAGTTATCAGACTATCAATATACCCTCGTAGAGTGTATGAGTCAGATATATAAAGAAGAAGATGTTCAAAGATGGTTGGGTAAAGAAGAAGGAAAAGAACATTACAAAAAATATACTAAGCAAGAAGTTATTCTTATGTGTGGAAAGGGTAGTGGTAAAGATCATACTTCCACTATTGGTTGTGCTTATATTGTATATAAACTATTATGTTTAAAAGATCCATCAAGATATTTTGGTAAACCATCTAACGATGCTATAGATTTAATTAACGTGGCGGTAAACGCTCAGCAAGCAAAGAACGTATTCTTTAAAGGTTTTAAATCAAAGATTGAAGGATCTCCTTGGTTTGCTGGAAAGTATGAAGCAAAAGTAGATAACATAGAGTTTAATAAATCTATTACAGTTTATTCTGGACATTCCGAAAGAGAGTCTGCTGAAGGATTAAACTTAATGCTTGCAGTTCTTGATGAAATTTCAGGTTTTGCAATGGAGAGTGCTGGTGGTAATGATCAAGGAAAGACCTCAGATAACCTTTACAAGGCCTTTAGAGGGTCTGTAGACTCACGCTTTCCAGACTTTGGTAAAGTTATACTACTGTCGTTTCCAAGATTTAAAGGTGACTTTATTTCTAAAAGATATGAAGATGTTGTTGCAGACAAACAAACAATAATTAGAAAGCATCAATTTACAATTAATCCAACACTAAGTGAAGAAGATATAAACAATAAGTTTGAGGTAGAGTGGGAAGAAGATCACATTGAGTCTTATAAGTACCCTGGAGTATTTGCCTTACGTAGGCCAACATGGGAAATGAATCCAACCAGAAAGATAGAAGATTTTAAGTTAGCATTTTTTACAGATCCAGCAGATGCACTTATGCGTTTTGCTTGTATGCCAACAACTTCATCAGATGCTTTTTTTAAGTCTAGAGAAAAAATAGAAAAAGGTTTGTCAAATAGAAATCCTTTAGATAATGCCAGAAGATTCGATATAAACTTTAAACCAAACCCAGATACAGTTTATTACGTTCATGCAGATCTTGCACAAAAGCATGATAAATGTGCAGTTGCAATTAGTCACGTAGACAAGTGGGTAAGTGTTCAATCATTTAATGATTATGAACAAATTGTTCCATTTGTTGTTGTAGACGCAATTGCTTGGTGGGAGCCACTTAGAGAAGGACCAGTTGATCTTAGTGAGGTAAAAAATTGGATTATTGATTTAAGAAGGCAGGGTTTTAATTTAGGATTAGTTACTTTTGATAGGTGGCAATCTTTTGATATACAACAAGAATTAAAACAGGTAGGAATAAAGACTGAAACCTTATCAGTAGCAAAGAAACATTATGAAGACTTAACTATGCTTTTTTATGAAGAAAGACTGATAGCACCTCATATAGATATATTATTAGAAGAACTATTAGAACTTAGAATTATAGGAAATCGTGTAGACCATCCTAGAAAGAAGTCTAAAGATTTGGCTGACGCTATGTGTGGATCAGTTTATAACTCTATATCAAATACCGAAAGAAATAGAGTTAAAGAAATAGATATACATACTTGGTCTCAGGGCGGAACTGACTCAGACAATGCAGATGATTTTTTCCCAGACAAGATTAAAGGTAGTTCCCTAAATTGGAACGGAGGGTACCGACTTGTCTGATGAAGAGTATGTAAATGAAGAAGATCTCTCAAACATTATTTTGCAGTTAATAGAGATGGGAGCATTAGAAATTAGAGGGTATGACTCTATTAGCAATCAATTTATATATAACCTAACACCTAAGTGCCAAGAAATAATGCCAGACTTATTTGAAGAGCATTTTAAGATGATCAATGAATTAGCATTTAGACTATGGTCAAAAGACATAATAGACTTGACCTTTGATAAAGACGGTACTCCAATGGTTATGCCTAAAGATATAGAATATACAAGGTCTGTTATGTATACCCTGCCTGAAGAAGAAAGATTCTTTTTAGAAAATCTGTTACAAAAACGTGAAAAAGATATGAAAGAGTAGTGATATAATTTTATTATGCCTTACGATATTATAAGAAACGGTCCAGGATGCAATGGCGGCTATGCCGTAGTTGGACCATCAGGCGCCATAGGTTGTCACAAAACTAGAAGTTCTGCTATTAATCAACAACGTGCATTGTATGCAGCAGAAGCAAATAGTAAAAAAGTAGATGAAGTACAAGAGTGGGAAGGAAAGCCACTATACGATGAATTGTCAGACGCAGAAAGAATGCTTGCAGATTCATTAATAAAATTAGCACAAGAGGCAGGACCCCTTGATAAAGCAGAAGGAATTTGGGTTGGGTATGTAGATGGTGCAAATAATGAAAATAATTCTATAGGAGTAAACTGTGGAAACTGTGCATTGCATAAATCATCTGTAGCATGTCTCATATTAGATATGCCAATTGAAGAAGAGGGTGCTTGCAGATTTGCAGTAATACCAGATGGGTATGTAACCGTAGGAAACGATGACTCAGATATTAACATGGATGATATGGAAAGTTCTATGGACATGGAAGACGAAATGTCTAAAAGATCTTTAGAAGATTTAGATTTAAGACCAACAGAGTCGATGGCAAATAATGCTCGTAGAGGTTTAGAATTAAGAAGAAAATTTGGTCGTGGTGGTACAGCAGTTGGAGTTGCTCGTGCTCGTGATCTTATGAATAGAAATAAATTAAGTCCAAGTACAGTACTAAGAATGTATTCTTTCTTTTCTCGTCACGAAGTAGACAAACAAGGTAAAGATTTTAACAATTCAGAAAGACCATCTAATGGAAAAATTGCATGGCTTCTATGGGGTGGAGATTCAGGATATGCATGGGCTAAATCAAAAAGAAATGCAATTATGAATATTAGATCACAAAAATCTGATGGGGTATGGATAGATTCTCCATTTAGTTTACAAAAATATATTGACAAAACAGACTACGACCTGTAGAATATATATAATAGAAAGGGACAGTGATGAATAGTGAAGAATCTCCTGAAATTTTACAATCTTTGCTTCAGTATTATCGCTCTAAATGCTCTCAACTTGAATATGAATTTTTATCATACAAGATCATATCAGAAAGAGAACTTTCAAAATTTAGAGAAGAGTCTATTTCAAAAAATAAATAAAGGTAAAAAGTTTTCCCAAATGCACAAATTTTTAAATAAAGATAGTGTTAATGTTGCTATCGTTGATAAAAATGCTTATTGGGTACATGATAATACTTTTTATGTAGCAGAGATAAACGAGTCAGGCGAGATAGATACCGATAATGCAAAAAAGATAGATGTATTTTCATTGTCAAATAAAGAAGCAAAGAATTTATTAAAGATCTTAGATTCACTTACAGAAAGAAAGTAAAACTAAAATGATTATTGCCGTAGAAGGGACTAAGTCCTTTTCTGATTATGATATATTTATGAGAGCAATGGGAGTTGCTTTAACTAATAATACTGAATCTGAAATAACAATATGGTCTGCTGGACCACATACTATAAATAGTTTTACCGCTGCCTTTTGTAATTCATCAGAAAATTTTTTAAAACAAAAAGGGTTTAAGATTAAGTTTTCAAAAGCACCAACATTTTGGGTAGCAGATAATTTATCTTACGTTAATTACTTTGCTTTTTTTAGTGCACCTAAAGAATCTTTGTCAAGACTTGCCAAACAAGCAGAACTAGTAGAAAGTTGTGAAGTTGGAATTTTTAGATATTAGTCTTAATACTTGGTCAATAATAATATTGTTCACACAAATTATTTTTTTTACCTGTATGAGCCTAGCAGTTTTTGGGGGTAGAGGGAATATACTACTATTTTCTTCTATAGTAACATCATTCATACTTAGTCAAATAACACTATTTGCATATGGACTTGTTACAAAGCAATTAGGATTTGTATTAATACCTATATATCAAATATTTTTAGTTATGATTACATACATATATATAAATAATTCAAGTGTAGAATTAATGGAGGAAATAGAATATGATAGTGAATAGTTTTGATAAAATGGAATCAATAGTAAAGTCTAATCCTAATTTTGAATGGGATAATTGGACAGTTATAATTTATACAGATGATGATGGGTACTATACTAAAAATGGTATATTCAAAAATGATAGATGGATGACTAAATATAAGTTTGAAATGATAGATCACGGTGTATGGAATATTCCAGATAGGTTTATAGCACATGTACAAGTTTAACGATAAGGCTTTATGCCTAAATATGGATACAAATTTATTTTTTGATAAGTATGAAGAAAATAAAAATATTGCAAAAACTGTTGACTCTTTATGTGTTACATGTCCAGCACAAAGACAGTGTTTGGCTTATGCTGTTAGTAATCAAGAGTGGGGTGTATGGGGAGGCATATATTTTGAAGGTGGCAAAATATCTAAAGAATTTAACTCACATAAAACAAAAGAAGACTGGTTTAATACCTGGTCTGGTGCAGTAATAGAGAGTTCATAATGTATACAGATCAAATGAAAAGAGCAGTAAGAACATTCAAGATTCCAAAAGAATTTAAAATAGACATACTTGACTATGATGCCTTTCTTACGATACAATTCTATGAGAGCCAGTGGAGACATTACACTGACGCAGAAAGATTTCAGTGCATTCAATACCTACAAAAGGTAAAGGGTGCTTTGGAAAAACTAGGAGCAAGGGTTTCTTTAGACCCTATTCTAGATGTAACATACAAAGATAAATAATCAGAGAAGAGAGAAGGTAAGATATGCCAGCAGTAACAACTATTGTGGGTAATCTAGTAAGAGATCCAGAGTCAAAAGAGTTTGGACCAGATAAAAATGTAACAAATATTCGTGTTGCATGTACAGACCGTATGCCAGATGGCAAGGGCGGTTGGAAAGACGGAGATACAGCATTTTATAATGTATCTGCATGGAGAAGTCTAGGAAAATATATGGCTTCCTCACTTAAAAAGGGTGATAAGGTTATCGTTCAAGGTAAAATTAAATACCATGAATTTAAAAAGAGTGATGGTACTAATGGACATGCTTATGAAATTGAAGCAAGTGACGTTGGTCTTGCACTTTATTCTAAAACAGCAAAAAAAGATGGATCTAACAATCCTTGGGAAACATCTTCAAATACAACAACAGTAAATACCTCTAATGAACCAGATCCTTGGTTGTAATTAGATAGTATAATAATTAGAGGGGTTGAGAAATCTTCCCCTCTATTTTATTTATTAGGAGATATAAATGGGATTACCAATCAAAGATGGAAAAATTACAACACCTTACAAAAAACTTGGCAAGATGTGGTCCAAGGGTTATCACACAGGAGTTGATTTTGCTGTAAAAACAGGAACACCTGTTCTTGCTGTTGCAGACGGAAAAATTGAACCTGCCAACTGGGGCAAATCATACGGAACTCAAGCAGTACAAAAAGTTGAAGGTGGATGGGTAATTTATGCACATCTTTCTAAACTAGATGTAAAGCCTGGAGACAAGGTAACTAAAGGACAAGCAATTGGACTAAGTGGAAATACAGGAAACTCTTCTGGTCCACACTTACATTTTGAAATGCGTGACAACATTCGTTGGTCAGCAGGAAAAGATATAGATCCAACAACAATTCTTAACTCATAATACATAACTTTATTTAATAGTAAAGTATAATGTAACTAGGCATATATTGCCTTGGAGTGAGAAAGGTTAAAAACAAAAGACTTAAAATAAGAGCAATGCTTTTGACACCAATGTTATTAGCATTGTTCTTTTCTTTTACCCCCGCAAGTTCTATTCAAGACCCACCATCTTACTATCCATCTGGACCACAACAGAATGTTGATAAATCTGTAGTTGAATCTGGTGGATGGGCTCTGTGTTGGTCTGGAACTTATGGAGGTACTGATTTATTATCAAATATAACCACTGCTTGTGATCAAGAATATATTCTATACGCTGGTGGACTAACTAACAACTCAAACTTAATGCTCCTTGCTGCTGGTAAAAGAGAAATGGTATTTACCATTCAACCAAATATGTCTAATCAAACTATATTAGAAAACGCTTCCTATTGGTATTTTAATACAGGCATGGGTTCTTTAGGATTTGCTCCTAATAGCACTATTAACCAAAATTCTGCAGATGTTTATGCTGCATGGGGTGGAAATTTAGATGATGGCTCACTTCGTTTATCTTGGCATACTGGTCATTGTGGAACTGGAAATATTTGCGGTGGATGGAGAGTAGGAACTGTATTTGGATTAAATGGTTCAAATGAATATACAAGATATATCTATGAGTCAACTGGTGGTGCTACACCAAGCCCTACCCCAACACCTACCGAAACTCCAAGTCCTACACCAACACCTACAGAGACACCTACAGAAAGCCCTAGCCCTACTCCTACGCCTACAGAAACAGTAGAGCCTAGTCCAGAGCCAAGTCCTACAGAAACTCAGATTCCAAATCCTGATCCAATTGATCTAGGTCCAACTGAAGAACCTGTTGTGATACCAACTGACGAACCAGAAATAGAAGTGCCAGAAGAAGTGCAAGAGGAAATAGAAATAATTTTAGAACCTTCACCAGAACCAACTCCTATAGAAGAAATTATAGCAGTTGAAGAAGAAATGGATAATGCAATTGAAGAACTATTGGTTAATGAAGAAGAAATTACAGATGAACAACTAGAAAACATTGCAGAATTATTAATTGAAAATTATGAAGTAGATGAAGCAATGCCAGTAGCAGATTTAATTGAAGGATTAAATGATGAGCAAACTTTAGAATTTTTAGAACAATTAGATGAAAATCAAATAATTGAATACCGTGAAGGTGTTGAATTAGAAGCAGGTGTTGCAGTTGTATTTGAGCAACTGTCAGACCCTGGGGCCTTATTAGGAGAGTTTGTATCAGATCCAGGACAAGTGTTAGAAGCACTTGGACAATTGGGTGCTGATATGACAGAAGAAGAAAGAGAGGAATCACAAACAGTTGTTGTTGCAACAGTTATTGTGGGTCAATTAATAGGATCTGTAGCAATGTCTTCAAGCATAGTGCAGATGAATGCAAGAGCAGAAATAAGGAGGATAACATGATAAAGGCAATACTAAAACCTTTTAAGTTTATCTTCAAAGCAGTTAAGTTCGTAGTTATGTTACCCATAAACCTAGTTAAGTTTATTCTAATCAAGGTTATGGCGGTAATTAAATATGTTCTTAATCTTATTTGGAAGATACTTAAAGGTATATATAAAGGAATAGTTGGGGTAGTTAATGAAGGTACTCAAGTTATTACCTGGATTATTACAAGTATCTGGAATGCAATTAAATGGGTATTTATTAATACCTGGAAATTAATTCTATGGATACTAAATAAAGTATGGACAGTAGTTAAATTTATATGGGCATGGCTAGTAGAAGCATTTGTAGAAACATTAAACCAATTGTGGACATTACTAGGTATGTTCGCAGCATGGCTAGTACTCGAGGGTAGTGCAAAAACTATCGTAGGGTATGCAATTATAACTGTCTTGTTTGTATGGCTAATAACTATACGAATAAGGGAAGGAGAATAATAATGGCAAAAGAAACAAAACTAGATGACGAAAAGGCAATGGGAGCAGTTAGCGGTATTAAAAATATTCTACTTAGAATAATCGCTGTATTTGCAGCCAATGGACTTGGAGTTATTGGTGCTGGTGCAATTATTGGTATAGATACTATGAGTGCAATAATTCTTGCAGGAACTCTAGGTGTTGCTACAGTAGTTGAAAAACTAGCACGAGGATTCATTGATGATGGAAGACTAAGCATCGATGAAATCAATAATGCATTTAACTCAGTAGATAAGAAAGCAAATTAATACTGAGGGGAATCTGGCTTAGGGGATCTAGGGCTGGAGGTTTTTGGCTGGTGGGTTGCCTAAAACACCTTAAAGAGGTATAATTTATATATGAGTGAAGAATCAAATTACTGTCAAGATTGTAAAAGGCTTAAAGATATTGCCTGTACTTGTGGAATGTCATTTGCAGAAAAGGTTAGGACATCTAATTTAAACTGGGCATCTTGGTCTGACACTAGAGGTTAAATTGATTTGGGAATTTTTGTTGACAATAGGAATATTTTCAGGTATGATGGTATTTACAGAACCAGGAATTTACGAGCATTTAAGAAAGAAGAAGTATGTCATTAAACGCAAGAGGAATACCAACAAGCGTATGCCCTATTTGTGGTACTAATATATTTAAAGTTTTAGTTACATTTGATGAAGAATATAATATAGAGCAATATTTACTAGACTCAGAATGTGCAGAGTGTGGTACTTTGGTTACTGCTCCAACTCCATTAGATAGAGAAAACGTATGAAAAAAATAGCATTAACACTTTTTTTATCTTTAATTAGTTTTCCATCATTTGCACAAGAAAACAGTTTATACTTAGACAAAGACTTAAAAACAAATTCTTTAAATAAATTACAAGAAGAAAAAGAAAAATATGCAATAGTTATTTTATTAAAAGATAAAAGTTCTATTGTGCTTTTAACAACTGATTCAAAATTTTATTTAGATAAAAATAGTGATATTATAAAGGTTAGTGTTATGACATACAGTAAATATAAATTATTAAAAAAGGGTATAAAGGTATGAGAATGGAGAAATGTAATGGCACAAAAGAAAACATCTGATAGAAATACTAACAGAGCAAATGGTAAGGCAATAAAGCAAAATCCAAAAGAACCAAACATTGGAGCAACTGGAAGAAGTCGTGGTGGTTATAATTTAATCAAAAGACCAGACAAGGCCGCTTCATGGGATCCTGCAAAAAAACGTGCTGCTAGAAAGGCTCGTAGAAAAGCAGCAAACCTTGCATATAAACATGGCATTAGAACTGGTCAATTAAAGAAATCAACAGCGAGTGCAGATTCGTAAACATAAAGACTATCGTGTTAATGAACTTGCAGAATTTATAGAACATTTACAAGATGTTAAGTATCATATAAAACCATTTGAAATGGCAGAAGAAATAGTATTATTTATGGATGATTTAAGAGGTAAAGAATATGCTCAAAAAATGTTAAAACATTTAAATGAAGAAAGACAATATAGGGGTAACTAGTGAAACTTAAAATAATAATACTATCGTTAGTAATATCATTTCTACCCTCAATATCTTTTGCTGACACATATATAGAAAATAAGCACGGTAAAATAACATGGAGAGATTGTAAACTATTTTATGTCTATGATGACTATAAAAAAGATGAAATAATCCCTACCATTAGATACATAGAGACTATATCTAATTTTACTTTTAGAAAGTGGAAAAAGTCTATGAAAAAGCAACCTCATATGGAAATATATTATTTAGGATCTAAGGATTCTAATATATTAGGAAGAACTATATTAATGGATAGTTATAATGAAGCAAGAATAGACAATGTTTATATATCTATGTTTACGAAAAATAAAAATGTTCTGCTTCATGAAATATTGCATGGAATAGGACTTGATCATAGCGATGATCCAAACTCCTTGATGTATCCTTACGAGTCAAAAAATCAGGTATTAACAGAAGAAGACCTAGTAAATATTAGGAATATACCCTGTGGAAGTAAGGTATAATAATAACATGTATGAATATCATGTAAAAAAAGTAACAGCCGTAGTAGATGGAGATACGATTGATGTTGAAATTGATCTTGGGTTTGATATATCATTTTCATCAAGAGTTAGACTGGCTGGCATAGATACCCCAGAATCTAGAACTAAAGATCTATATGAAAAGAAACTTGGATTAGAATCAAAAGAATGGCTTAAAAAAGCATTGGCACATGCAAAAACTGTAATTATCAAAACTGAAAAAATGGATTCATCAGAAAAATATGGAAGAATTCTTGGATGGTTATTTGTTGATGATGTAAACCTAAACCTTGCAATGATTGATCAAGGATATGCTTGGGGATATCTTGGCGATACAAAAGTTAAAGATTTTGACCAACTGCTAGCAAAAAGAAATAAAAAGGTTTAATACATGTTAGCAGATATTAAAATCATAGGATGCGGTGGTGGTGGTGTTAACGCTGTCAATCGTATGTCAGATATGGGACTATCTGGAGTTGAGTTTGTTGCATTAAATACAGATGCTCAAGCATTAGTTACAAGTACAGCAAATATAAAATTAGACATTGGTCGTAATGTTACTAAAGGACTTGGTGCAGGCGCTGATCCAGAACAAGGAAGACTTGCAGCAGAAGAAAATGTAGAAGATATAAAAGATATAGTCTTTGGTTCAGACATGGTATTTATTACAGCAGGAATGGGTGGGGGAACTGGTACTGGAAGTGCTCCAGTAGTTGCAAGAGCAGCAAAAGATGTTGGTGCATTAACAATAGGTATTGTTACTACTCCATTCTTTTTTGAGGGCAAACAAAGAATGAATAAAGCCTTGGCGGGTATAGAAAAATTAAAAGAAAATGTAGATACTATTATAGTAATACCAAATGAAAACTTATTAACATTATTAGATCCAAAAGTAACCATGACAGAAGCATTTGAAGAAGTAGATACTATTTTATTAAAAGGTATTGCCTCTATTACTGATTTAATTACTACCCCTGGGTTTATTAACGTGGACTTTGCAGACGTAAGACGTGTAATGGAGAACGCAGGAACAGCATTCATGGGTCTTGGATTTGGAGAAGGAAAGAATAGAGCAGATCAAGCAGCAGAATCAGCAACGACTAGCCCTATTTTAGATGTTAATTTAAAGGGTGCAAAAGGTATTCTTCTTTCAATTGCATCATCCTCTAATATCACAATGGCTGAAGTTTCAACAATAACAACTGCAGTATCTGATAATGCTCATGAAGATGCAAATATAATTTTTGGTACAGTAGTAGATGAAACTTTAGAAGATCAAATTCGTGTAACAGTTATAGCAACAGGATTTGACAATGAATGATATCCAATGGACATTTGGAATAATAACAACATATCAAGATAAAGATAGACTATTGCACATTATAAAAAGCATTCGTGATTTAAGTATTCCAGAATATGAAATACTATTTGTTGGTGGTGGAGATAGTGAAGGTATAGATGGACCAGATATTCGTAAGGTAGACTTTGATGAAAGTCAAAAACCAATGTGGATCACAAGAAAGAAGAATGTTTTAGTTAAAGAATCTAAGTATGAAAATATAGTTTTAATGCATGACTACCACGTTTTTGATCAAAATTGGTATGAAAGTTTTAAAAAATTTGGAACTGATTGGGATATATGTTCCTGTCCTCAGTTTCTAATTACAGGGATGCGTAATCCTATGGATTGGTCTTTGTGGGACAAGCCTGGTTATGGAAGAGCCTGGTCTTTGAATTATGACGATTGGTCTCAAACAGAGTATATGTATATCTCAGGTGGATTCTTTATTGTTAAAAAACACGTAATGATTGAAGAGCCTCTTGATGAAAGTCGTGGTTGGGACGAAGAAGAAGATGTTGAGTGGTCAATGAGGGTTCGTAATAAGTATGTAATGAAATGCAATGGAGGTGCTATTGTTAGACATAACAAATGGCATAGACATGCGGGACCGAAGCCAGCCAATGTACGATAATAAATTAGTTATATTCGATCTTGATGGAGTTCTAATTGACTCTAGAGATGTTCACTATGACGCACTAAATAGTGCTCTTATAAAGATTAACCCTAAGTTTGTTGTTACTAGAGAAGAACATTTGTCAAAATATGATGGTCTTGGAACTACTATGAAATTAAAAATGTTAACAGAATTAAAAGGACTTCCAGTAGAGTATCACGATCAGGTATGGAAAGAAAAACAAAGACAGACCATAGATATATTACAAAAACTTCCAGAAAATAAAACAGCAATATCTATAATAAAGCAGTTAAAGAAAGATGGATGGAAAATTGCGGTAGCAAGTAATTCTATTAGAGAAACTATCATAACAGCATTAAATGCCATTGGAGTATTAGGATATATAGAATATATAGTTAGTAATGAAGATGTAAAGCATCATAAACCATACCCTGAAATGTACTGGAAATGTATGACAGCATTAAATGCCTTGCCTCAAAATACAGTAATAGTAGAAGACTCCCATATTGGCAGACAGGGCGCTATAGCCTCTGGAGGGCACCTATACGGCATTAAGGACGCAGATGATCTACTTAAGGACAAGTTCTTTGATATGATAGATAGGTTACAAATGAAAGGGAAAAAAGAAGTGCCTTGGAAAAATGAAAAGATGAATGTTTTAATTCCTATGGCTGGTGCTGGATCTAGATTTGCACAAGCAGGATATACATTCCCTAAGCCATTAATTGAAGTCAACGGTAAGCCAATGATTCAAGTCGTAGTAGATAATTTAAATATAGATGCTCATTATGTGTTTATAGTTCAAGAAGAACATTTTCATAAATATAACTTAAAGCAAGTCTTAAACTTAATCAAGCCAGGATGCGACATTGTAACAATAAATGGAATAACAGAAGGTGCTGCAGTAACAACCTTATTGGCAAAAGAATATATAAATAGCAATGAACCTTTATTGATTGCAAACTCTGATCAAATTGTAGAATGGAATAGTAATGAGTGTCTTTACGCCTTTGATGCTGACGAGATAGATGGTGGGATTCTAACCTTTAAGGCTACACATCCTAAATGGTCTTATGCCAAAATTGGTGATAACGGCTTTGTATCAAAGGTAGCAGAAAAGAATCCTATATCAGATAATGCAACAGTAGGAATTTATTACTGGAAGCATGGATCAGATTATGTAAAATATGCTGAAGATATGATACAAAAAGATATAAGAACTAATAATGAATTTTACGTTTGTCCTGTTTTTAATCAAGCGATTGAAGATGGTAAGAGGATAAGGGTAAAAGAAATAGAAAAAATGTGGGGTATAGGAACCCCTGAAGATTTAAACTACTACTTGGAGAATAACAAATGAATAGAAATAAACAAGATTATTTAAATATGCAAAATAAATATTATGATCAATATGCTGCTGTATGGAGTTTACAATTTAAAGATCCAGTTGTTGGATCTTATGACGCTCATAATGACTGGAAAGATTACGATACATACCTTTTTAAAGACTTTGATACAACCGATATGATTGCCCTTGATTATGGGTGTGGTCCAGGAAGAAATTTAGTTAAGTTTCATAATAGATTTAAAAGAATTGATGGAGTAGATATATCTAACATTAATCTAGAAAAGTCAAGGGTAAATTTAGAATATAACAATATTGATATTCCTAATTTATATCATACCTCTGGAGATAATCTATCAATGATTGAAGATAATGTTTATGACGTTATGTTTGCAGTTATTTGCTTTCAACATATTTGTGTACATGAAATTAGATTTAATATATTAAAAGAAGCATATAGAGTCTTAAAGCCAGGTGGAAAACTTTGTTTTCAAATGGGATACGGTGGTAAAGAAGGAATTCCTACTGCAAAATATTATGATAATGTTTATGAAGCAGCAAGCACAAATGGTCATGCAGATGTAAGCATTACTGATGAAGAAGAGTTAAAAGATGATTTGATTAATAAGATAGGGTTTAAAAATTATAAATCTGATATTAGACCAACTGGTCCTGGAGACAACCATCGTCAATGGATTTGGGTTCAGACTGAAAAATGAAATACATATCCCATCGTGGCAATTTAAATGGTCCAGTGTCAAGAAATGAAAATAACCCCTTCTACATTGATGCAGCCATTTTTGCGGGGTATGAAGTAGAAATAGATTTAAGAACTAACCTTGGACAATTATATTTAGGACATGATGATCCAGATCATTTTATAGATTTAGAATGGTTAAAAGAAAGAAAAGATAATCTTTGGATACACTGTAAAGATTATAAGTCTTTAGAAACTTGTGTAGAAAATGATTTACATTGTTTCTTTCATAATATGGATGACTATACTATGACTAGCAAGGGATTTGTTTGGGGATACCCTGGAACTCCAAAAATTTCTGACTGCTCTATACTTGTATTACCAGAAAAAAATCAGGGTACAAAGTATATTAAAGATCTAGGATACTTTGGTATATGTTCAGACTATATAGAAGAAATAAAGGATAACTATGTTAAAACCAATTGATTATGAAAAGCATTTTGTAATAGGAACTCCTCTTGTTGCTTGGAAATGTGACAGATTAGAGCATATGACTTGGATAGAAGATAGAGTTAGAATTATAGAAAAGTTTCCTAATGCTAAATGGTTTGCTGCATTTGAATTAGATGAAAGAGGATTAGAACCATTTCACTCTGTAATTGCAGCATTAAAGGAAGTTAATGGAGACTATTGGACATATACAATAAACGATATGCAGTCAAAGGTAACCTCACACAATAGATGGATAAGAATTGAAACAGGTCGTAACCTTATCAGAGAATTTGCTCAAAGATCAAGAATAACTTCAGGTCACCACTGGGGAGAAGACTGTACAGAATTAAATCAAGGAGTAGTAAACTATCAAGCAGTATTATATGTTGACTCAGATACAACTTTAAATGTTGATATTGTAGAAAAATTGTTAGAAGTAGATAGGCCACTGGTTGGAGTTAATGTCCCAGATTATGGTTTGTCTGGTAAGGTTGTAAGTCAAGATCCACCGATTCAAGAGCATTGGACAACTGCTGGAATGCTTTTAGTAAACTCTCCAGCCTTCTACGATCTACCTTGGTATCATAATGCTTATCTTAACTTAAGCGATGACCCAACTTTTCAGTCCTTAGCGGAAAGACTTCCACAAAGAGATGCACAAAATAATCTATCTGAGCCATTTGGTATGACTTGGGTAAGAAAAGATATTAATGCTTCACACAAAGGACAGTTAATACCAGTAGAGTCTAGACAAATTAAAGATAGAAATATATGAAATTACAAGACATAGGATTAAAATATAATACAGATAAGGCTACCTATCATAAATATTTAGATTTTTATGAAAAACATATAGATAAAGATAAAGTTAAAAGATTTTTAGAGATAGGAATACAGGCTGGCTATTCTATTAAAACGTGGAGAGAGTGGTTTAATAAAGATACTGTAGTTGAAGGGTGGGATATAAAACATTTTGATATTGTAAATGGATGTGATTTAAGAATAGTTGATCAAACCAATAGAGAACAAATGATAAAAAATGTTACTGGTTTATATGATGTTATCTTAGATGACGGTGGTCATACTACTGAGATGATAGAGACAAGTTTTTCTTTATTATTTAAACATAGTAAAATGTATATAATAGAAGATTTACATGCCCCATGGTATGGCGAAGAGTTTATTATAAATGATGATAGGCCAAGTATTGAATTGATAGATAAAATAAAGACTGCTGGATGGACATCTAAGTACGCAACAGAAAAAGAAAAGGCTTATATAAGTAATAATGCTATGGTTGTTGAGGTTTACTGGCGTGGAGATAGGGCTAAGCCAGAGTCTATGGCAGTCATAATTGCAAATAAAGAATACCTCTGATATAACATTATAATTACCCTGCCAAATAAAGGGATCTATGCTAGAATAAGTGATATAATTTAGATATGTCCTATATAGTAGACACTTCCACAAATACCGTTACTTTTAATGGTGCACGTTTATCGTCAGATACAAGCGTATTTTTAACCCAATCAAGTGCTTCTACAACATATTCAACCATATCAAGTCCAACTTTCACTGGAACATCATTATTTGAAAATACTCAAATTAGTGGAATATTGGATGCTCAAGAAATAAGAGAAAAGATAGTGGAACTATCTATAGTATCTGGATCAGCAACAGCAAATTTTAATGATGGTGGATTATTTTATATAGCAACTGCACCTTCTGCAAACTTTACATTAAATTTAACAAATGTTCCAAATGTAAACTTAAGAAGTCAAACAGTATCAGTTGTAGTGACACAAGGTGCAACAGGACGGATTCCTAATATTTTTATGTTAGATGGAGTTTCTCAAACAATTAGATGGCTTGGAGGAAGTGCGCCAACGCCAACAAGTTCTGCTGGAAAATTAGATATATTTAACTTTACAGTATTTAGAACAAGCAGTTCAACATTAATAATTGCAAACTCTAATTTAAATATTTAGGAGATATATGCCATTTACTACAACTTTATCAGGAAATTTTGGTACAATCGGAAAATCTGCTGGAACAATACCATCTTGGGTTACTAATGCTGGTCAATTATTAAGTGGAACAACCCTATATACAACAAGATCTTTTAGCACAAGTGTCCAAGCAGATGGTGCAGCATCTTATTATATTTCCGAAGGAGCATTACCAACTGGGGTATCCCTAAACGCAGCAAATGGAACAATAAGTGGTACCCCTACTGGAATAGCAGACTATAACGCTGGTACTACATATAATTTTACAGTAGGAGCAATAGGAACTGGCGGCGGATCATTTAGAGCCTTTTCTTTAATAGTTAGATCCATAAACGTTGGATATAGTTGTTTGACTATGAGTGAAAATCAAGGTGGTACAGTTACAGCACCAAGTGGTTTTATATTTACTAGAGTAGATTTTTCAAGTTATGGAACACCAAATGGCAGTTGTGGTGCTTTTAGTTATGGTGGATGTCATGCTAATGTTGGAGTAGGAATGCCAACTACAAGTATAAGCATAGGTGCAAATAACGATAATTATGGAGATCCATGTGGTGGAACGTTTAAAAGGTATTATGGACAATTTACATATCAACCAGTATAATAGGAGAATATATGACTAGTGCATCTGCTGAAATAAATAGGGGTATAAATAGAGAACCTATTGAAATAAAATGTTTTATACATAATCAAATTTCATCAAAATCATATCCCCCCTTTAATATAACAGATGAAGAATATGAAATTTGGGTTAATAATTTAAGAAATCAATGTATTTGTGTTATATGTGGATGCTAGTGCTGCCAAAGCATTTACAATCTAAAGAAGTTGTAGTAAGATACTACTATAAAGCATACACCTCTGGTATAATATTATAGTTACCCTGCCAAATGGGGGGTAGCAAAAATACTCGCTGAAAAGGAGGAAAAAACATGGTAAGTTCACTAATGCGACAAATGCAACTAGAACCTTTTTTCTTAGGTTTTGATGATGCATTCAATCAGTTGATGGGATTAAAAAATGACCTCAACAAACATATCTCAAATTATCCACCTTACAACATCAAAAAAATTGATGACAACGAATTTGAATTAGAATTCGCTGTTGCTGGTTTTGACAAAAAAGATGTTAAGGTTATAATGGATATGGGCAAACTACGTGTTTCTGGAACAATTGGAGAAAGAGAAGACGGTACAGAATTCCTACATAAAGGAATTGCTACACGATCATTCTCATCTACATTTGCTCTAGGAGAACACGTTGAAGTTGAATCAGCCGAGGTAGAAAACGGACTATTAAAAGTACGTCTAAAAAAATATCTACCAAAGCATTTACAACCTAAAGAAATTGTAGTAAGATAGTAGTACAGACTTTCCTTAGTAGGGAAAAGACAAGGAGCGGGATTGACAACAGTCCCGCTTTTTGATATTATAGATATCTCATAGATTGGATATATATGGCACTTCATAATCACTTACTAGTTAATGGCTATTCACTTATACCCCCAACAGACGAGGGTAAAACAATTGAATGGATGAAAAATTTAGTTGAATCAATTGATATGAAAATTATACAAGGACCATTTGCTTCTTATGTTTCAAAAGAAGGTAATCGTGGCTTGACAGCAATTGTAATGATTGAAACTTCTCATATTGCAATGCACGTATGGGACGAAGAAGATCCAGCATTTGTTCAATTTGATTTATATACATGCTCTACATTACCAGTAGATAGAGTATTAAAAAACTTAGAAGATACATTTGGATTACATAATTATCAAAGTATGGTATTAGAAAGAAGTTCTGGATTTAAAGTTATCGCTAAAGAAGATTGGAAGGTAGTCGGTTAATGGAAAAAGACTACACAGCACCAGATTGGTCAAATTTAGAACAACATAAACTTTTAGTTGAATCAGAATTAAAAGCAAAGATGGATTACTTTGATTGGCGTGACCTTGGAATTTCTAATGGGTGGATATCAAAACCATTTTGCGACACACATGATTCTGGTTACATGACAGATGAAGAAGAATTAGCATGGGAAAATGGAGAAGATCCATGTATGATGGTGTTTAGAATTTGGGAAGATAAAATAGAAACAGATGGTTATCAACAAAGTATATTTGATGAAGAATAATGAATAAAAAAATAGTATTTACACCAACAATAGAAGATGCAGACTTAGTAGTTCCAGCACCAAAACCCTCAAAGTTTTATATTCCAGATTGGTTTAAAGCAATACCAGGAATCAACTTAAAAAATATGGAAATAAATGATCTTGGGAATCCTAATCGTAACATAAAAAATTGTATACCATTTCTAGACGGACTAACTTCTGGTTACATTCAAGAAACTTGGACTGATATTTTTATAAAAGAAAGTGATGGAGACATTGAGTATCATACTGCAAGCAAGCCTAACCCAACTCCAATAGGGCATAGAGAAAAAAATAGTTATCCTAAAAATGATTTTTACTACGAACATGAGTTTGTTTGGCGTCAACCATGGATTCCAAAATTACCAGATGGATACAGTTATCTATTAACACACCCACTTGGAAGAATAGATCTTCCCTTTACTACAATATCTGCAATAGTTGATGCTGATAAGTTACATTATTCAAATAACCCAAGGGTTCCATTTTATATTAAAAAGGGTTTTAGTGGCCTTATTCCGTCAGGAACTCCAATGTATCAGATGATACCATTTAAAAGAGATTCTTGGGATAGTGAATCAGAAAACTTTAGTCGAGATAAAGTAAGAAAAGGTATACAAGATTTAAGAAAAAATTTTATTGGTTCGTATAAAAATAGATACTGGTCTAAAAAGGATTATAACTAATGGATAAATATTTATTATTAGACTTCTGGGCACCTTGGTGCAGTCCTTGTAAGTTGATGAACCCAATAATAGATGAGATAGAGAAAGATTATAATCTTAAAGTACAAAGAATAAATGTAGATGAAGATTCCGCGATGGTACAACAATATAATATTACAAGTGTTCCTACTTATATCTTGCTTAAAGAAGGTGGAGAAATAGTTAGTTTTGTAGTTGGAGCAAAGGCTAAGGCTGGCTTTATTAAATTATTAAAACTTGACGATTTAAAGTTCGGCGAAAACAGTACAAATGCTTCCTAATCTAAGTCCCTTAGAAATAAGCCTTGCTTTACTATCTTTTAGCCTATTGACAATTTCTTGCCTCTATACTATACTTGAATATAGAAATAAAGGAAAACATATCAATAGAAAAAGGTGGTAGTGTGGGCAAAGAAGTATTAGATCGAGAAGATGTAGTCAATATGATTCAAGAGATTAATGGTGTATTCCGCAGTCTAGAAGCACAAGATGAAGATAGTGTTGTGTTTAAGAAGATACGCAAAAGTATTGTAGACATCATAAACAACAATATGAACTATATAGATGGTGGACGAAACACTGGGATTGAGGGTTAATTATGTGGTATGAGACATCAAACTTCTTACCTATATATTTGGTAGTTATGAGCATATTCTTGTTTGGTATAGCAATGTTAGGGAGAAATTAATGTCAAGAGATTTTGATAAGTTGATTCGTCAAGATAGAGATCAACAAGATGCCAATCTAGATAGGATCGTAAGAGAGTCCTCTCATCGTAGAGAGATTATGATGGCACAGAAGATTATTGATGAGAATACGCTTTGTTTATCAGGAGTAGATCCTTGTGAGTCCTGTCAAAAAGAACTTGATAACCAATGATAGATTTTCATCAACCAGACAAAAGCCCTGAAGATATCCAGGACATTTTAAGAACAAATCGGGTAGATAGAGATATAGCAGACCAAGACTTTGCATCCTATATTAAAAGATACGTAAAAGACAATGATGAGATTCTTACCGCCATTGGATCTGACTATGACGAGACAGGGATACCTTACTGGCTTAAATGGAAAGAAGAACAAGAAGATGATGGTGGGTTAGCCCAAAGGGGATACAACTCACAACAAATCGAGGGTAGAGACAATGTCTGAATTTTATACTGTCTTAATGGCTATGAAAGAATATGAAAAAGAATTAGAATATAATAGTGATCCATCTGTAAGGCATTATATAAAGGCAGTTAATACTGTTATGAATGACATGCAAGCCTATATAGACTATCTGTTGATAGATGAAGATAGTATAGATGGAGACGATATTAAGCCTTAATCTTCCATAGTTCAATTGGCAGAACGTCCGACTGTTAATCGGCAGGTTCCTGGTTCGAGTCCAGGTGGAAGAGCCAAGGGAGCATAGCCAAGTAGGTTAAGGC